ATAAGAAAAAAAAAAAATCAACAACAACAACAGATACTTGACAATCAAATACATTACTACTGAGAGAAGAGTAATACATTGCTCGAATCAGTTCGTAATCAATACGAAACAACTGAGCGTCGTAACAATACTCAACATCTCGTACATATACGATCAGATCGTAAGTCGTACTTCAACTCCGACGCTGCTGATGCTGAAGCAGATCGAAAGTTCAGCGGCGGATATAAACTACGTAAGTCGAATCTATGTACAGACTGTAACGAGTATCGTTCAGTTAACGGAACGTGTAGTTGTTAGTAGTACTAGTACGTATAGAGTACATACTACATACGTACTAACTAGTACTAACAAGTACTATGCATCTTGACAATCGAATAGGATATAGGTACGCTCCTCGTACCACCATCAGTATCAACGCAGTACATACAGAGGAGCATATCATGACCGAGATCAACGAGACCACCGAGAACGTCGAAGTCTCCGAGAACGACGAGCGTACCTACGAGGACCTGTCGCCGTACGCCGCGCACTTCATCGTCAACCTCCGCCTCGAAGAGGCCGGGATCGACAAGGAGATCGCGGGTCCGCAGATGTACAACGCGGCCAAGAACGGTGCGGTTCAGTCCAACTACCACACTCGCGCCACCGTGAACGGCAAGCTCGAGCCTGTGATGTTGGACGGCGCCGACTTCGTCCGCTGGCTGAACACGTACGTGCAGAAGCTGCAGAACGGCGGCTCCGGCCGTACGGCGGACTACGCCAAGATGGCCGAGCAGTACCGCTAGAACACCTCGAGCGTACCTATATCCTATTCGTTGTCAAGAGGCGACGAACAAAACCGAATAAGGAGTACGAATGCGTAAGGGCATCGTTGTCGCAGTCGTAGCTGGAAGTCTCGCCTTCGGGGTCGGAGGTACGCTAGTGGCACAGGCCGCTACGGCCACGAACCAGAGCACTTCGACGAACTCGCTGATCTCAGCGAAGTGCTACCACCACTCCGGCAAGTCGGCCACGAACTTCCACTGGGTGACGAAGGACAACCGGTACGAGGCCTACTCGTCACCGCATCACTCGACGACCTCGTACAACACCTGTCACAAGTAGTCGATGAGGTTGGACGATCGCAGCTCGCGGTCGTCCTTCCTGACCGACTAAGGAGGTCTAGTGGAGAAGAGGAAGCGACCACGGAAGCTTCCGGCATCGTGGCTAGAAGAGTGGACTCGGATGGAACGAGTCATCCAGGAGTCTCCTCCGACAAAACGTCACGAACGGAAAGTAACTCGACACCAGTCGGACCGGATGCGACGAGTACAGTCCGGACAAACTCCGGACACGTACAAAGCGGGATTCCAGAAGGCCGATGCGTATCCGACACCTGTCTCGAACGAGACGCTCTGGCTCTGGCCGAAGGACATGAACCTAACCGACTGGCCGACAGGTAAGGCTACCGACAGCAGGTCGTGATAAGGTCGTGATAACAGTAGCTACTGTAATTCATATCGACAATCTGGTGCTTTAAGCTTAGAAACTACCAAGGAGTTTAACAAGGAAACTCCAACAATGTCTTCAACATTACTTATATATAATACTCTCAATCTATAAAGACCTAATACCTAGGAGAGATCACTGTTCTTCGGGATGGACGGAGTGGACTAACTGCGAGTTTACCAGTTGGGCTAGTTTGAAACCGATTACATGAGAATTGTAGACCCTCGGGAGCTTTACGAAACGCTCGTCGGGTAATACCAGTAAATCGTTACCCTTGTAAAGTCTAATTGACGTCTTATATAATTAAAAGACAGACAGGTTCTCTCGAGCTACCCCCAGGGTAGCAAAAGGAGTTAACAAGCAGTATAACGTTACGTATCACGTAATAACTAAGGAGGATAGATGAGAATCCTAGACGAAACCGAAGTGCCTGGTGAGACGCGTGGTCGGCCGTCACTGTACCCGTGGGATCGGTGGCTAATCCCCGAAAAGACAGTCAGACTGCATCAGGGCGAGGACTTCAAGATCGAACCTAGCTCGATGCGGCCTCAGGCTCACAACCAGGCCACGAAGCGTGGCGGTCGAGCGCACACTTCCCTCGGCGAGGACGAGAACGGCCGCTACATCGATGTGACCTACACTCCCGGCCTGACCGAGAAGGACGTCGAGGGCGACTTCGAGTTCGAGAAGACCAGCTGACATGACCGACCTGAACCTGCTCAAGAATAACGAATGGGTACTTAACGTTAGGTGCCGTTATTGTTGGGCAGGACCAGGACTCCGATGCTTCAACAAACACGCACAGGCAAGTCAGCTATTCCACAAAGTACGTGTCGAGGACTACTTGGACTGGATATCCAAGCTAGCCCAAAGATAACCGCGCATGGGATCTAGATTTTCCCCTAGTTCCCATATTCAATTAGAATAGCAGATAAACCTAGTTCCTAACAGAGGAGGAGCTATGTCGAACAGTGACGACATCGAGGCCGCAAGGTATCAGGCGCTTTACCGCGAAGCGCCACTCGCGGTATGGGAAGAGGCCGTTGCGCGTTCTTACCGCGCTATGGCGTCGAAAGAGGAGTTCGACGGGAAAGCGACAGTCGCTGCCGTTCGCAAGATCGCCACGTACCTTCGAGGTACCGACTGCGGTATCGAGCAGCTCGATGGCGAACAAGATGAAGGACCGAACTGCCTGGTCTACACGCTCTTCGACTTCATCTCGTACACCGAAGACCCTGTGGAGTGTATTCATCCGGGCGTGTTCGCGCGGGATAGGGCATTCGAGTACTGTCACACGTGTGAAACTGACATTCCACGTCAACACCTGTAGGAGGAACCATGAAGTTCAAGATCATCGAAGGCGACGAGGGACTCGAGCTCCACAACGAGGACGGGTATCTGTGCCACTTCGGCGAGACAGCAGAAGACGTGTACGAACTGCAGAAGGCATGCGAGACGTACATGCATGGTTAGCTCCAGTGCTGATCGGCCTCTAAGGAGGTCGGTCAGGAAAGGAGGTAACAAAATGGAAGAGTTCAAGTCGAACAAGGACCTGAAGCCACTCAAAGGTGCACATCTCGTATGCAATGAGGACATCCTCGGCTTCATACGAGAGGCAATCCAAGACGTTCAGGACAACTATACCGACGAGACGCACGGCATGAATCCGGAGCTGGCGATCAGCGACCTGAAGGATGTCGTCGGCTGGACGTCAATCAAGGACCGCTTCGGCAAGAAGGTGTACAAGGCTCGACAGTACGCACAAGCCGGACAGCAAGAGCAGAAGGCGGAGCTTCGCGTCGGCGTTGTCCTCAACGGCAAGCGCGAGCTGATGCTGGACATTCGAGTCTGGGGCACATACTAGCAGTTAGGAGAAGGAAATGGTAGCAAGCAAGGGAACGTACACGACGGCGGTAGCAACACCGTACAATGACTTCCAGCGTGTCGGTGAGGTCACCAGCAAGACGATTACGCAGCAGGTGTTCGACGTGAACATCTCCGCTGACGACAACGCCAGCTTCCAGCCGGACACGGAGTTCATTCTCCGCGTCAACGGCCGCATCATTACGAGGATGAACGAGTACCGCGCTCGTCGGCTGGGACTGATCCTCTGATGTGCAACACAACGGTAATCGAACGTCAGGGTAAGGCGTTCGTGCTACATCTCGGCATCTGTATGCAGCAGTGGACGGGCCTGTATGTCGACCCCGAGATCGACAGGCCGGAGACGTACGAGGACGAGAACAAGCGATTCGTCCTCACCAAGTTCGAGCTGGCCAGGTGCGTTGACTCATGTCTCGGACACATCGCGGGCATGCGACGTGACGCCAGCAAGTACGAGCTCTACGAGCGTGCAGGGTTCACGTACGCCGAGGTGCACAAGATCACGGCAGGCGGAGAGCAAGGGTCGATCGCCATCATCGTCGCGTCGAACAGCAAGTACCAAGCCGACGAGGATCTGATGTTCCTACACACCAGCCTCGGCGAGCTCTGGTACTTCGTCTTCATGGCACGTGACGCCATGAGCGAAGACTGACCTTCCCTGAACGGCCTGCTCGTACGTATGAGTTCGAGCAGGCCCTTGAAGGAAGGAGGTGAATATGGCTACTGGAAAGGTGACAATGGTCATCACAGGACGGTACGAGCTCGATTGCGGTCACGCGCACTACCAGAATGAACACTGTGCACATATGCAGTGCTGGAACTACGCCAGCAAGTGCGGTCTCCACGGCATCGTAAAGACCTCAGACCTGTGCAACAGGACACACGTTGTACCTGTCGAGAACGACGACATCATGGTTCTCAAGCACGTGATCGAAGGTGCACCCAAGGACCTCCCCCAAGGGGAGTACACAGTCGTCTTCGACAGGATGGAAGGCGACACCGCTTACTACAAGATGAAGGAAGTGGACAGTGAAGATCAAGATCACTGAAGACCCGAACGCAACCGATAGCAGCCACGAGGAACTCGTTCAGGCGTGCAACGAGATGTCGGTCGACGACCTGCTGAACCTCAAGTCAGCGGTCGACATTGTCGTGGAGCAGAAGACCACGGCGAGCGCAGGCCACCAGGGAGCCTGAACATGAGAGTGACAATGACAGTCACTCCGGAAGAGGAAGAGCACATAGCCGTCTTCGCCGAGATCAACGGACTGACGAAGCGCGACGGCGTAATCCACATCTTCCGCTACGGCCTCAAGCATCTGATGTCGGCAGACGAACTACGTGCTCTGCCCTACTACAAGCAGGTGCAGGACAGGAAGAAGATCCGCGGCCTCGCGAAGGGACCGCAGCGCTGACCTCCAGTGCGTGGGGGTCTGGTCAGTGGCCAGGCTCCTGCGGAAAGGAGGTGAGCAACATGAAGGTAGGCGAGACATACCTCGCAATAGACCCGACGATGACTACTGGTAGTCTCGTCGACCTACACCGCATCTGGGCCGAGAGAGTCCCTGTGGAGTTGGTAGAGATCCACAGGGCCCGGATTCGCAACCGCTACACGGTGAGAGGACCCGATGGTACCGAATGGGACACCGGACGGCTCGAGCCACTCAAGCCGGTTCGACACTACGCTTGCGCGTAGGTACGTACTGGCTATCGTCTGCACTCTGGTAGCCATCCCGCTGATCGGATCCGTAATTGGTGCACCGATCGGCATTCCATTGTTCCTATTGGGCATTCGACCCTTGAAGGAATACTTTGCCGAGAAGGCAATCCAGAGTGTGAAGGAACAAGAAGAGCCGTGGCAACGAGGAGAACTGAACTTATGACTACCGATCCTGACGACTTGGTAAACTTCGCCTACACTGAGGCTGAAGTTCGCCAGCAGGTGCTCGAAGCGATGGAGGATATGATCACCTTCCTCCGTGAGCACCCGCAACTACCGATTCCCTATGGCATCGGTGGTGCCTGCTTCCTGGAGGAGAACGAGGCACGCAAGGGCCGTGAGGGTACTCACGGCTGGAAGAAGGAAGACAACGGCAACTACATCCACTACAGCAGAACGTGGGGCCCGAACGATCGCGTCAGCTACAGCATCTACGTCGACAAGAGTACGTCGACGACCTGTCACCAAGTACAGGTCGGCGTCAAGAGCGTCGACGCCGTTCCTGCTCACGAAGAGCCCATCATGAAGTGGGTCTGCGAGCCCACTGGAGAGAAGAAGTAATGGAGCCCATCCAGGGTACGGTAGAGCACACCGAGGCCCACCCGATCGACGTGGCCATGCTGAAGTACCAGCGTCGGACTAGCATTGCCTGCACGGTCATTGCGTGGGTAGTCTGCATCTTCTCGGTGCTGACCATCATCGGAACGATCTACATCGCTGTACAGCTCGCCAAGTACGGCAATGACATGCAGAGCATCTGCGACAGTTGCTAGTAGGCGACTCCACTAGGGACCAAGAAATTTCTCAAAATAACCCAATGAAAACCCTTGTGTTTCCTAGTGGAGCCGCTATATAATTAGAATAGCAACAAAAACATCAGCCGATCAATCAGGAGGAAAAATCATGGCTGAGACCGCGACCGAAACCGAGAACACGGCGGCCGAGACGGCAGCCCCGAACACCCGCTTCTCGCTGCCCGAGGGGAAGGTCACCCCGATCCAGCTGAAGAACAAGCTCATCCAGCTGGGCAAGACCCCCAAGGCCACGCAGCCGCAGATGTTCTACACCTTCGTCAACAACCCCGGCAAGGCGGACCCATTCCCCGTCAAGCACTACGCCGAGGACGGCACCGAGTACCCGCAGAAGGGTGGGCCCGACGGCAACGTCAACACCCGGCCGGGACTCGACCTGGACGAGGGCGTCGCGTGGTGGGACAGGCGCAAGGCCCGCATCGCCGAGAAGGCCACCGCGACCACGACCGAGGCCAGCGAGCCGGTTCCGGCCGTCGCTGAGGCCCAGGCCACCGAGCCCGAGGGTGCGGACGGTGACTTCCACGAGGCCGAGTGACCTTCTTCACTCAGGGGTCGTGCGGGTCAGACCGCACGACCTCACTAGGGCGTCAGTTCCTCTGTACTGGCGCCCACAAGCCACTTGACAACTTAAGACATCCTGGTAGGTTACCTAGCCTCGACGTACCCTTAGGTAAGGTACAGAAGTCTTCGGTCAAGTTCGGTATAGAGTCCGACCTGAGGAGCCAGGAGCTGCAGTAGGGAGCGTATGGGCCGCAAGACACATTCGCTCTCTATCAGATTTGAACAGGCAGTGCGAGTCGCGGCGATCTATGCACCGGATCGGGTGTTGGGCAGCTGAGGAAGACGAGATGCCCCGGCCTCCTTGGCGGAGAAGAGCGATTGCTATCCCCTTTCACCGCTGTCTGTTCATCACGTGAGGGACAACGCTGCTGAGCGTCGTCGATTCGTCCGAGGTTGGTGGATGTCAGCAAGGGACGATAGGCAAACCAGGCACTGGTGTCCTGAACGAGGGGAGGGGCTCCTTACCATTTCCCCCCCATGGTGGCCTTGTGTCGGAGCCCCTCCCTTACATTTTACAACAGAGGGAGTATTACATGGTCCAGCTCAACGAGCAGGAACGAGTAGTGCTTCGAGACATGCTCGATATGGACATCGAGTCCTTCGAACATGCGATGCACACAGAAAGTGAGAGAGGCTTCGACAGCTGGGAAGCCCTTCTCCAGACGACAGGCGGCCACGGGGAGACGATTCAAATCCTCGAGGGCATTAGGAAGAAGGTAGACGATGACATCGCTTCAGGAGGAGCAGTCAGCACCTCCTAAGCTGTACGAACACTGCTTGACTGTGTTCGCGCAGATGAAGCTGGAGGCTAAGCCTGTCGAAGTCGAAGGCACACACGCGTTCGTGTACGAGGGATTCTTGACTCGGCTGTTCAACAAGTTGAGTCTTGCCACCCCTTACTACACCAGCGTCATGCAGTGCCTTCGCAAGATGGGCTGCGTCAAGCAGCTATCACGAGGAGGCGGTGCTTCGCCGTCGAAGTGGGAGCTGCTTCAGGAACCCACGGTAGAACTGTTCACTGCCACGCAAGCTAGGAAGCTGCACGACAACACCTGGCGCGGGCAGATGCAGCAGCAGGTCAGCGACCTACGAGACCGTCTCGATGACGTCGAGGAGATGGTCGCTGCCATGACAGAAGTGAAGGAGGCATCATGAGCACCATCATCCACCTCGAAGTCGCTGACGAGGAAGTCGCTAAGACCTTCGTCGAAGACCTTCAGGAGACAGACTCCATCTGCTACGTCAACGAGGCTGGCGACGAGGTCGAGTTCGGAGTCGTCAAGGCGGAGTACCGGAAGGTCACCTAGTGCCCGACACGACTCTGGAGGAGACGCAGAGGTGTACAACTTGCCTGTTCCCTGGCAAGGTCGTACAGACAATGCGTCCTCCTCACCTTCCACGAGGAGCTAGAGTCCTCGTCGTTGCCTGCGACAACAACAGGTGCAAGTTCTACGAGGAGCGCTGGCTCGTCCAGGTCAACCCCGACGGTACGATCCCTGAGTACAAGAAGGGACCGAAGACCTTCGACCTTCCTGGTCGACACTCAGCTCTGGCCATTCGAGCTCGGGAAGAACTCGAGCTCATTGACTACATGACTCGGCATCCAACGATGCTCGAGGAAGAAGCTCGTCAGGCTCTTGGCGGGTACCGACGGCACAGATCCACAGGGAGATGATATGCCAATCCACGGAACCTATACGGTCAACGACAAGAAGGAACACGACAACCTGCACCTCCTGTTCGAGCAAGGCGTCCTGCACTCCTGCTGGTGCAACTGCCGAAGGTGCTGGAACTCGCAGAGGGTGATGGGCACCTGCTACCAAGATCCCAACAACTCGCAGTACCTGTCGCAGACCTTCTCGGTTCGACCTGTGCCCGCGAGAGTCTAAGGAAGTCTAACCTCGTGAGTCCAGCGCCCTATAGTTAGGTGCGCAAGCACTGGACAAAAGCTGTTAGACTCCGTTAGACTGCGGTCTAAGCGCTGTCTAAGCTAGAGAGCAAGCGTTAGAAGAAGAGCTATGAACATCGACGAGACCATCAAGCAGATGATGGCGGACGAAGAAGAGGATGCTCCGTGTATCACCCCAGTGAACTACGGACATCTAAGGGGCATGGCACCTCAGCTCGTATACTACCATATCAAGGCCGGACACATAGTAGCATTCAGGTGCGAATGCGGACGACGAGTAGTCAGGAAGGAGGAAGCAGATGGCTACTTCCGTTCAATCGGCAAGCTCGCAACCCACCGCGAGGGACCTACTGAACCTGCTCCACGCAATGGAGCTGGAGGACCCGAGGAGTCTTGACAAGCCCTTCGGGTTCTGGGACGACGAGTACGAGCAGGTCGTTCACTGGCACGGAGTGCTCAAGGTAGATAATGACGACATCTACCTCTCTGAGGAGTTCAACGACGCTACACAGGAAGAGTACGACAAGCAGCGTCGACTTGCGCGCGAAGCCAGAGTAGCCGAGGAAGCAGCGGCTCAGAGGCCCTGTGGATCTTAGCGATCCTGTGCAGGCCGCGCGTGAAGCAGGGCTACTACCACCAGGTGCATAATGGCGTGCGGCAAGTGCGGCGCGAAGAGAGGACACTTTCCAGGCTGTCCATCCTACACAGGTAAACGTGCAGGACGTCCAGCGAAAGGTACACGTACACGTACATGTTCGTGGTGCGGTGGCACAGGCAAGAACAAACGAGGTAACAACTGCATCCGATGTGACGGGACAGGGAAAGTGAAAAATGTCTAAGGGACCATGCAGTAGTTCACCTAACGGACAACACGAGCCAGTCAACGACACGATCATTCAGGACGGTAAGCCCATTCTAGTATCGGTCTGTAACTGGTGCGGGAAGAGGATGTAATGGAGACAGTTCGGTACGGAAAGCACGGCGACAGCAAGGGTGCTGACAGCAAGGAAAGCAAGGGCGGTGGCGCACACGAGAAGGGGGGCAAGGGCAAGTAATGGCGACCTGGGTTCAGAACTGCGGACCCTGTAACAAGGGCATCCACTACGAATGCACAGGCAACTGTGACTGCGCAAAGAACGGACACAACGGAGCAAAGGTGCATCTTGGAAGTGTTCAAACAGCCCAAGGGCTACCCTGCAAACCCCAATCCGTGGGCTTGCCCTCTCGGAAAGAAGAAGAGTTCCATGCTGAACATCCTGATCGCAATCTACCGGATCAACCCGCTCAGGCCTCACTGCGGTGGCGGACATCACGTCATGCTGTGCAGGTGGACAGGCATGAAGGGTACGCGCTGTCCCGCCAAGGACGCCTGAGGTAGGCCCCTGAACGTCCGGCTGGTACTGGGGATAGGACCGATCGGTACCAGCCGGACCTTGAGAGGTCGCACAATAGGTGCGTCTCCCAACCCGAAAGGGTCCAAATGAATAGCATCAAGAAGGTGGTACGTACGTTTGTGCCGCTGGTGCTTGGCGCTTTCGCTGCGGTGGGCATCACGACCCTCCCTGCGAGCGCGAGCACTACCACATGTGTCGCCAACGGCTTCTGCGGTAACCAGGCCAACTTCCACGACGGTCTCGTGTTCGACGTGCTCCACCAGGTAGCCAAGAGCAACAACAAGGTCATCGCGTACACCAACGGCGTCGACAAGGCGACTGACATCATCGCGGACCACCCGTCGAACGGTCCGACTGCCAACCTCAGCGCCCAGATCAAGGAGTTCAAGTACGCTCCGAACAACGTGCCCTCCGGTCTGTGCCTGTCTGACCCCGGCCCTGGCTATGGCGCGACCGACCTGCTCGTTCTGCGGCCGTGCAACGGCTCGAGGTTCCAGACCTGGACGCCCATCCAGAACGGTGACACCAGTTACTACTCCTGGCGGAACATGGCCTCGAACCAGTTCATCACCGACAACGGTCTTCGCGTCCAGCTGACCGACGTGAAGGACGGCTCGGTCGGCAACGTCAACAACAACCAGCCCACTGGCGCTGAGTCGCAGCTCTGGACGTTCGTTCAGGCTCCGGCTACCTCATGACCACCTACCAGATGGTCGAAGTCACGGCCACAACCGACAGCAGCGGCAACTTCAACTTCTCGTTCGACAACCCGATCGACAAGGTGATGGTCTCCGTGAACGCCCCGCAGGTGGGCGGCGACACCGGCCTGGTCAGCGCTTCGGCGCAGGTCACAGGACAGAAGTCCGTCAAGGTGCGGTGCTGGGTGACCAGTGCCTCGCCTGACAACTGGTCCGTGCAGAACGCTGTGAGCAAGCAAGTCACAGTGACTCTGCTCGGCGGCCTGGGCTAGCCCCTGAGTGTCAGCCCCAGTGCGCAGGGTACTGGGGCTGGCGCCGAGGGACTACGGATGGACCGTAGACCTCTGAGGGAGATGTATATGCACATTTCCAGAAGGGTAGCGCTGGGTATCGCAGGCGCTGCGACGCTGCTCGCTACGGCAGGTACCGTAGCTGGTGTGACTGGTACAGCCAGTGCTAGTCCCAACCTGAACGGCGGTCGGTTCAGTATGACCGACACAGCTGTCAACGTGAAGACCGGCAAGATGATCCACCTCCAGCGGACCGTGGGTACAGGCAACCGCTGGTGCTACGGACAAGCACAGATCAACGCATGGAGCGGAGGTCCCTGGGTCAACTCGTACAACGGGTGCCCCGGCCCGTCTAACGGCGACTTCACGACAATCCGACTTTCGCCTTCCACTAACCTCGCCCTGGAGTTCACGGGCGGCGGCGCGTGGGCTGGCCGTTGCGTCGGAGACGCTAACAACGATCCTAACGACGCCCGTACGAGCCTGGACAGTTGCGGCAGCAACGGCGTGGGCGAAGGCTGGGGAGTTGACTTCACGTTCGTCGGACAGGGTACCTGCCCGTCAGGACAGTACTACTTCCGGAACGCGCACTGGACGGGCGCTACCAGCGGGTACCTCGGTCCTGATGATCACTGGGTGAACGGTAGTCACATGTACCTGAACAAGCAGATCGCGCTCTGCTTCAAGTACTACCCGCCAGCCTAGTCCCCTGAACGTCCTGCTCAGGTAGGTAGCGTCGTTAAGTCGGCGTCCAGAACGAGCAAGTAGCGCCTGAGCAGGGCCTTGAGTGGAGGAGGTGCAATATGCGGAAACTGATGCTAGCTGGTCGGTACCAGTTGCGAAGGCTTCGGGTCCTTCGCTAGCCAACGGGAAGTGACTTGACCGCATCTCAAGTCACCGTCGTACAAGGCCGAGATCCCAAGCACCGCTACCAGGTCCTTGTACGACGGTGAAAGGAGATACGATGATCAGGACAATAGGGGACCTTATCAATTACCTTAACAAGGTCCTAGCAGATGACGAATGGCTTGATGAGGACACAAGCATCATGCTGAACGTAGCAGGACGTTGGACAGGCATCAAGGGCATAGAGCCGGATCAGAAGAACGGCCTGTTCCTGCTCGAGAGCGAGGACTAATGATCTGTGACATGAAGGATGCAATCTACCATGGAAGGCATCACAGAGGGCATAAGAGGTGCATAGTTGAACGGCGAAAGCTGGAGGCGAAGGTACGTCGCGCCACGAAGATGGCGACGCCGGAAACGGTCCGTAGTGGGCAAGGAGTGGCAGCCACCGACTCTCCAAGACGTAGGAGCAGGAGCGTGGTGCAGTAACTGTCACATTCGACATCCGTACAACGGCAAAGACAAGTGCGGTATGACCTACGAGTTGCACGAAGGGAAGTTCGTATTTATGTGGCTATGTCCAGTGACAGGACAAGTCATCGGTCAACTGCCTGAGAGGGAAGGGCAATGACAAGACATTCATCGTGGGAACTGCTTTACAAGTTCCAGCAGACAGGAGTCGACAAGTTCAATCCCGAAGGCGAACCAGGACTTCCTTCCGTCCTCCTCGCCGACGGAATGGGCCTTGGCAAGACCTGGTCAGCAGTCGCTCGTGATCGTGAGCTACGCCTAGTCAACGGTGGCGGGCCTACTCTGATCGTCGCGCCTTCGGGTTCGCACTGGAACACCTGGTACATGACGATCATGGCCTACGAGCCCAGAGCGACGGTCTGGATCGTCGATCGTAAGAAGCGTCATGTTCTGGAAGCGGACATCGACTCAGCCAAGAGCGGCTTCGTACCGTGGCCTCAGTACATCATCATTCACTACGAAGGCCTCCGCATCATGCGTGACCTGCTCAAGCAGGTCGAGTGGTTCCACATCATGTGTGATGAAGTCCACAGGGTCAAGAACCGCACTGCCCAGCAGACGCGAGCTCTGAAGGCACTTCCGACGAAGTACAAGACGGGCATCAGTGGAACACCTGCCGACGACAAGCCGCAGGACATCTGGTCAGTACTGAACTGGCTCTGGCCCAAGACGTTCAAGTCGTACTGGAAGTTCGTCAACGCGTGCTGCGTGTTCGAAGACGAAGGTCTCCAGAAGGCCAAGTATGGCAGGTCGTTCAAGAAGATCGTCGGCGTCAACATCGAGGGTGCAAACCTGATGCTGAAGGCTATCCGTCCGAACTACCTATCACGTCAGGTCGAGGACGTCGGCATCGATCTACCCGACATGACGTGGACCGAGCGCTTCGTCACGCTTCCGCCTAAGCAGCGTAAGGCCTACGACCAGATGCGTAAGGACATGATCGCCTGGGTCGGAGAGCACCAGGAAACACCTCTCACGGCAGGTGCCATCGTCGCCCAGCTCGTACGCCTTCAGCAGTTCGCCTTGGCCACTCTCGACTTCGATGCCGACGGCAAGGTGACGCTGATCGATCCATCAGTCAAGCTCGACGACCTGGAGGAGATCGTTGACGGTAACCCTGACGAGTCACTGGTGGTCTTCAGCCAGTCGAGAGGTATGAGTCATCTTGCTGTACGGCGTCTTGAGGCTCGAGGAATTGTCGCTCGGCCGTACACTGGTACTGTGTCTCAGCACGACCGAGACCGTTACGAAGCGCAGTTCCAGGCGGGTGACATACAAGTTCTCTGCGGGACGATTGCGGCTGGAGGGGAAAGTATCACACTTCATCGCGCCCACACTGTCGTATTCTTTGACCGTGCTTGGAATCCGAACAGGAACCGCCAGGCGGAGAAACGAGTGCATCGTATCGGTCAGGGTCACCCGGTACAGGTCATCGACATCATCGCCCGAGACACCGTAGACCTCGGTCGATCCCAGAAGATAGCCGGCAAGGAGCAGGCGCTGAAGATGCTGGCGCTTATCCTTAGCGACAAGGTTCCCCTGGAGAACAGGGCAGCCTATCTCAGTTCAGACGGTGTAGGCGAAGCTGTACACGACGCCCTCTCAATATTCAGGAGTTGACATGATCGGCACAGACCACTTCGACATCGACGAGCGCCTCAAGCCGATGTTCATGGAGGCTATCACGACGCAGAGCTTCGGCCTTCGTATCGTGGCGACGTCGTTCATCAGTGCGTTGACACAGACCGAAACAGGCATGACGTGGTCCTGGGGGCTGTACTACCAGGCAGCGTGCATTCCTGATCTCGGTCAGTCGCTCTTCGCCAACAACGTCAGTCATCTGACGATGATCTCCAACCCTTACGCCACTCAGGATCAGGTCAACGACGCCATCGCCAACGGCTGCGAGGCCCTCCGCTCAATGGTCGCACAGAAGAATAAACTCAACGGAAAGGGCTGACATGACTACGACACTCTGTCCTCTCGACGCCGACTACCCGATCGAAATCGACGTCGCCGACTCACCCGAGTTCGCCAACCTCCTGACTCACTGGGAAGGTATCTCCGAGACGGTCACGGAGCTACAGGGCCATCTTTACCAAGAGGTCATCGAACTCACCCGTGTGGAGCAGCACGTCTTCACCTTCCGGTCCGACCATGTCGAGCATGACACACGTATTCACGAGCAGGTGGAAGCCTACGCTCTGGGTACACCTCCTCCCCTTCAGCCCATCGCGACCTTCAGCGTCGCCGAGACGGGTCCGATGCGTGCGATCAAGATCGACGAGCCTCCGATCTTCATCGAGGACGAGTACTTCGAACGCTTCGACAAGATCGATACGGCATGGAACCTCGAGGCCATCAAGCTCGGACGTCGACACTGGCGCCGTACTCGGATCTTCTGCAAGATGGTCTGGGCCGCTTACAAGACTGCGAGGTCATCATGAATCACGCATACGTCAGTCCCACGCTAGACGAGAAGGTCGTCATAGCACAGGCCAGAGACAAGTCGAAGAGGCACCCGAAGTGGAACCCAGACGGCGACGCTGTCCAGGTTCACTACCATCCAGCAGCTGAGCAGTGCGACTCGAAGACGAGGCACCTCATCTTCCAGGACGGCTACGAACACGTACTTAACCAGGGCGGCGCTGCGTTATGCCGAAGGATGACCACGTGACACGGGAGACCGAGGATACTCCTGCCATGGAAGTACACCTCGGCGAAATCTCAGGCTACTGGGATGATGTGCGCAAGCGTCGCTGCATCATCTGGCTCAACGGCAAGCGCTGGGAAGGAGACCTAGTGGAGGCGAAGGATGGCTAGGATAGTAGTACTGTCCTTCGACGACAACGACGCTGCTGAGCAGTTCACCACGGCGCTGCTAGAGGCGCAGAGTGACAACTGGCGTCATCGGACAACTCGTCCTAACACCGTAGGTATCGTCGCTTCCGCTTACGCTACGGTCGAGGCCGTGATCGCTCGGCCTACTGTGTCGTGTCGCTGCCGTATCGTCGGCATGACCGAGTGGGCAAGGCTAAACAACCAGCGCAAGAAGACGCGTGGCATGGGCAAGTTCCAAGACGGTCCCCAACGTGAGGAGTACGTCGCCTCGATCGGCCAGTGGCACAAGACCGAGCGCTTCGGCTGGCTCATTCATACGAAGTGCAAGCGTCCTAACTACTACGTAGTTCATCGCTTCATCCAGAACATGCTCATTGGAATCGGATGCAACAACCTACTCAACGAGATCAAGGAGCGACGCAATGCCAATACCGAACCCGAGGGAGCCACTGACGGGACTAGTATCACAATCGCTAGTCCTGATCAGCTCGTACCCAACGCACCCCTGGACGGACCCGTACTACAGGCCGAAGTTCCAAGTGAACATGGAGACTGAGTTCGACGACGAGGAGTCGGCTAAGCGCTTCGAAGGGAAGATGCGGAAGCTCTTCCTAGGCGACAACATGGAAGTCGTCAATCCTCTGGACAAGTAACACAAGGTAAATGAACCCCCTTGTGTTTCACCGATGACCCACTATATACTATAAGTATCAGCTTAATTCAGAGGGAGGTAAGCTGAAGGTGCAGGCTATAGACCTGGTGCATGAGATTCACACTACGGAGCTACGCTCCTACCGAGGCTGTCGTCGACGCTGGAGTTGGGCATTCGGAGAAGACCTACAGCCTACTCGAACAGCAGTACCCCTCGAGTTCGGCATCGCTTACCACTACGCCATGGAGAAGATGTACAACCCCGAGACATGGGGTTCTCCGCGTATGCTCATCGCTCAGTTCGCTGAGGCTGCCTTCTACGATGCCTGTTCGGCACAGAGGAAGAAGTTCAACCTCGAGAACGAACGAGGCCTGAGCGACGACGAGGAACGCAACTACGACGAGCTGCTAGCACTTGGCCGGGGCATGATTCACTGGTACGTGATGAACCACCTACCACTCGACCAGTACACACCTGTCTTCGTCGAGGAGAAGTTCCAGGTTCCTGTCCTCGACGAGCACGGTCAGCAGCTCATGTGCACGTGCGACAAGTGCTGGATGAAGTTCTGCCGCTTCCACGCACCTAAGACCACGTCTCATATGCCCATCAATCTAGATGCACCAGGACGTGAGAACTGGACAGGGCTGCCTGTCGTCTACGAAGGCCGAGTCGACGCCATCGTACGTGACAAGCACGGCAACTACTGGATCCTGGACTGGAAGACAACAGCTCGGATGATGAACGAGGATGCAGACATCGTCCTCGAGCTGGACGACCAGATCACCGGCTACATTTGGGCACTTCGGAAAAAGCTGGGTCTAGCGATACGAGGCTTCATCTACGTCGAGCTGAAGAAGGGCTATCCTAAGCCGCCCGAAGAGATGAAGGTCGTACGCCTAGGCAGGTCGTTCTCTGTCAGTAAGAACCTAGACACCGACGTAGACACGTACATGCGCACAGTTTCCACTCGTGACGCAGGCGCTTACAAGGCAGGCCTCTACGACGAGTTCATCAACTACCTGCGAACCGAAGGCTCGACCTTCATCAGGCACCATACAGTCCGTCGTACCCTTACGCAGCTCAACAACTTCGAAGCTGACCTCCTAGCTCAGGCGATCGAGATGACAGATCCCCTTACGCGGATTTACCCGTCACCTGGGCGCTTCTCCTGTGGTTTTTGCGCCTACAGGGAGCCGTGCCTGGACAAGAACCAGGGCGGCGACTACCAATACGCACTTGAAACAATGTACCAAATCAAACCAAGATACTACGTACTCAAGGAAGCTACAACCGATCACGCAGGAGTAGGACAATGACACCTGATCCCGACGACGACTTCAACTTCACAAAGGACTCGGAACGTATACTCGAACAGGACGAGTTGATGGCCCTCAACGAGTCACGGCGAGAACAGCTCGGACACGAAGCCGAAGGGGCAGTAGATTCGAGACCGTTCGACGACAACATGCCAACCGAAGGTGAGAAGGAAGCACGCGTGACAACTCCGGCAGTAGCAGAGACGCCGACGCCAAGGCGAATGTTCGCGGGCATTCCGATCGCCGTACCAGGACACGTGATCCCGTTCGTCAACAACATGATCTACGGGCTGCCTGGTTCGGGCAAGACACATCTCGCCGGCACAGGCGTGAAGTCCAGACACCTAGCGCCGCTGCTCTATGTCAACGCCGAGGCAGGGTCTTCGACGCTCATCAAGCTGGCGATCGAGGACAACATCCAGATCATCCCCGATCCTTCGGCGCAGGGATCGATCACGTGGGCGCAGTTCGTCCAGGTCTACGACGAGCTCGACAGGCAGTGCTACCAAGGCAACGACTCGCCTGACTTCCAGACGGTTGTCATCGACACCGGCACGGAGCTGCAGAAGATCAACATGGACTCGGTCATGGCTCGTACGCTCTCGGCGCATCCGGACCGTGACCCCGACGTGCCCGGCCTCCACGACTGGGGCGCATCGACCAACGCTATGAGGAAGTACCTTCGGCTGTACCGGGACCTGCCGATGAACTTCATCTTCCTCTGCCACGAGCAGACCGAGCGGGACAACAAGGGCGTTATGTGGAAGCGTCCCGACCTGCCCGGGAAGCTGACCAATCAGGTCGCCGGCCTGTTTGATCAGGTAATGTACCTCTACACGAAGGAAGGGGACAAGGGCGACGAAACCAAGCCCAGCGAAATCCGGCGCATGTTGCTCACCGGCGCACTCGAGGGTTACGTGACCAAGGACAGGTCAGGCAACCTCCCGCTCGTAGTCGTCGAGCCCAACATGAACGACATCTTCGAGTTGATCCATAAATAATGGTAGACGAACGCCTTATCTGGTGCGCAGGCTTCTTCGATGGTGAAGGCTGTATCGGAGCTTACGGGTACAACCTACAGGTAACTGTCGGACAGAAGTACAGAGAGCCGCTTGAGGTGTTCCTCGATGTGCTCCAACGTGGAAGCATCGTCCTTAGCTCGCACACCTACGTGCACTACGTCTGGACCGTATCGGGAAGAAAGGCCGGATACGTACTAGAACAGATGCTTCCGTACCTAGTCCTAAAGCGGCCCCAAGCCGTGCTAGGCGTGGAGTTCGCTTCTACGATAGGAACCAACGGACACAGTCACTCGATGGACGTTCACGCTAGACGTGAACAAATCAGTCAAGAGCTCAAACAGCTCAAACACAAGTAGTAGGGACAAGGTACAAGGTAATGGCAATCAGGGTCAACGTCAGTGATCAGGAAAACAAGTCAGGCGAATTCGTACCACTCCCGTCGGGCAAGTACCACTGCGTCATCACCGAGGTCGAGCAGGCCGAGTCACAGTCGGAAGCCAACCCCGGCAAGCCGCTCCTCAAGTTCCGTGCGATGGTGCAGGACGGCGAGTACGCCGACAAGCTCATGACCTGGACTGCGTGCTGCTGGAGCGGCGCGCTGTACACGATCATCGGTGTCCTGAAGGCGCTCGGCGAGTACGAGAACGCCATGAAGGGCGGCAGCCTCGCTATTCCGGACGCGCCGGAGTTCTACATCACTCGGCACATCATGGTCCGCCGCGGCATCAACAAGAAGGCCAAGGAGAAGGACCCGGAGGGCGACCCGATGGACTGGATCGAGGTCCGCGGGTTCGAGCCGTGGAAGGAAGGCACGACCTCGGCGCCTAAGGGCACGCTGGGCAAGGCCGCCACGGCATCCGTCCTGCCATAACACAGACGTGGGGCCTGGTCGATCGCTCTCGGCCAGGCCTCACACTACTGACTGGGGCATCGTATGCCAGGACTGGATGAGGTATTTGCGACAGCGTATGGAAACACAACTGGATACATGTGTGTTGCTACCAGACACCCTGAAGGACGATTCCAAGAGGCGTTCTACGAGTACCCAGGCGAAGTCAATAAAGCCGTTGTAATCCTTCGTTCCAAGGTCCTAACCGAGAACATCTACTTCTGCCCTCAAATTCTGACGGAGCGGAAACGTGTCAAGACTAACGTTGCACGAGTGGCTTGTGTATGGGCTGACCTGGATGAGTGTCATCCGCGCCATATGCTCATCCAACCTACCATTTCATATGAGACATCCCCTGGTCGCTATCAGGCGATTTGGGCTTTGGATAGCGATGTCGATGCTGAAGACGCTGAAGAGGTATCCCGACGCATCGCATACTATCACGTCGACCAGGGTTCTGATCGAAGTGGATGGGACCTCACACAGCTACTACGGATACCTGGTACTAGGAACTTCAAGTACGGACTCGGTACAGGCGCTCCTAAGGTACTCATCCTGGGATGGAACGATAACGTATACCCCCTTGAGGAATTCCGCAATCGCTACCCTCAAGCTGCCGGATACGAATACCTAGACATACCGTTTCCCGACTTCGTGTTCGAGGAAGGAGAGAAGATCCTTGAAAGATATCGGCACAAGATCAACGGGGCCGCGTTCACACTATACCACAGGGCTCCGGAGACAGACAGGTCGTCCGCACTCTTCCGACTCGAAATGTACTGTCTGGAGGCTCAACTTCATCTGGACGAGGTTTACCAGGTCTGCCGTGATGCGGCCTGCAATAAGTTCGGAGCCCACGACATACGACTTTGGAAGGACGTATGCAGGGCGTCGGCTCGTCATAAGGAACAGGCGAAACAAGCAACTGCTCCTCCTGGATCTGAGATGGCTCTCGTCACGGCGCAAGAGAAGGCAGTCATAGATGCAGATCCTTCCTTCATAGAAAGGTACATTGCGTGGGCGAGACAAGTGGGAGATGCGGCTGTCCAGTATCACGAGGCTGGCGCATTCATTCTCTTGTCGAGCTTCCTGGCTGGATCCGTCCGACTACCTACACGGTATGGGTCTATATCACCGAACCTATGGTTCATGATCCTAGCAGACACCACGCTGACGAGGAAGTCGACAGCGATGGACCTAGCAGTGGACCTGATGCTAGAAGTCGACGATTCATTGTTGCTAGCGACGGACGGATCGATCGAGGGGTTTATGCAGAACCTGTCGACGAGACCGGGACAGGTAAGTCTGTTCCTCCGTGACGAGTTCACAGGCTTCATGGACCAGATGTCGCATAAGGACTATATGTCAGGGTTCAAGGAGTTCCTGACCAAGCTGTACGACGGTAGGACACAGAAGCGTCTTCTCAGGAAGGAAGAGGTTACGATTCGAGATCCTCGTCTGATACTGTTCGCTGGAGGCATTCGTTCCAAGATGCAGCGAATTGTAACGCACGAGGACATTGAGTCAGGCTTCATGCCTCGCTTCGTGTTCATTACGGCAGACTCTGATCCAGCACGCGTTAGGCCACTAGGACCACCAGAAGAGACAACTGACAACGGAAGAGCCGAGATCCTAGCAGAGCTACGTCAGATAGCAGCCGCGCATCGTAAGACACAGCCTATCCTGTTCGGAGGCAAGGTCGTAGGCGAACGGCCAGCTGTTACAGATGCAGCACTGACAGGACCTGCTTGGGATAGATACAACGTAGTAGAACAGACACTGACGCAACTGGGAGTCGATGCCGGTGAGGAACTGAAGGACATCATGGTGCCCATGTATGTTCGACTCGCTGTCAGTATCTTGAAGGCAGCCATCCTACTTGCCGCATCAAGATGCCTCGAAGGCCCTGTGGTTGTTGACGAAGTCGATATCATCCGCGCAGCCGCCTATGGAGATGTATGGCGGCGCTACGCACAAGACATAATCATGAATGTCGGCCGTGGCCCGATCGAACACAAGATCCAACTTGTGTACCGTGCGATACAGGCTAAGAGTTCGTTCCCACGGTCGAGGCTGATGCAGTCGTACCATCTGACGGCACGAGAGATGGACGACATCGAGAAGACACTAGTCAACAGAGGACAGATAGTCCGAGTTGGTGGTGAAGGCAGATCCGTTACATACAACGACCTGGCAGGCAAGGGAGAAGAGAAGGAATGAATCATCCCCACGGAGTAGCAATCGTTAGTGGCGGTCTCGACAGTGTCACGCTGCTGCACCACCTTCATGAGAACGGAGCAACACCGCAGGTGCTCTCGTTCGACTACAACCAGAAGCACGCCAAGGAACTCGGCTTCGCACAACTGGCAGCGGAGCGCCTCAACCTTCCCTGGTCGCTCATCGACCTGAGTAGTGTCGGCGAGCTCATGGCCGCATCAGGCTCGTCGCTCGTCAACAACAGTGTCGATGTGCCCGAGGGCCACTACGCCGACGACACGATGAAGGCTACAGTCGTACCGAACCGCAACATGATGATGGCCGCGATCGCCACGAGTATCTGCATCGCCCAGGATGGTCACTGGGTCGCAGCTGGCCCGCACAACGGCGACGCTGCTATCTACCCCGACTGCCGTCCGGTGTTCTGGCACTCACTCGAGGACACTATCCGACGTGCCAACTTGGGTTTCCTTCCTCACGGTTGGCACTTCAAGCTCCCGTTCATCTACTGGGGCAAGAACGACATCGCACTCGAGGCGAAGCGGCTCAAGGTTCCGGTCGAGCTGACCTGGTCCTGTTACAAGGGAGGCACTAAGCACTGCGGACGCTGCGGCACCTGCGTCGAGCGCCTCGAGGCCATGCATGCGGCAGGCATCAACGACACGACTCGGTACGAGGACACAGAGTTCTGGAAGGTGCAGGTAGGCGCATGATCGTACAAACCATCAAGGTCAAGCACAACTTCGAGGCGGCTCATCGTCTCTTCCTGACACACGGCAAGTGCGAGCGCATCCACGGTCACTCGTTCAAGGTACAGCTCGAGCTCGGTGGCGATGTCAACTCCAGAGGGCTGCTGTGCGGACTCGACTTCGGCCAGGTGAAGGCAGGCTTCCGCAACTACCTGGACACGGACTACGACCACGCGATCTTGCTCAACGTAGACGACCCCCTCGCAGGCAATCTCAACGCCCAGGACACCGAAGGTTGGTTCACGCTCCCTGGCCTGAAGGTGATGTCGGTCGATCCGACGACGGAGAACCTCGCTGCCAGGATCGGCATCTGGGCGCAAGGTACGTTCGCGAGGTTCGGTGTCACCATGTTCGACGTTACGGTCTGGGAGACGGACACCAACTGCGGTACCTGGACGAACTGGATCAAGAATGCTTAGGCTCCTGGAGCACTACACGTCCACTCAGGGCGAAGGTCCTCGTGTAGGCATGCTCACTCAGTTCGTACGGTTCGCAGGCTGCAACCTGAAATGTCCGTCGTGGCCATGCGACTCACAGTTCGCTATCGATCCTACTCAGTACAGGACCGAGCAACAACAAGTCTCGTACGACGAGCTTGCTAACCGCATACGAACCGTCGAGGCTATGGACGGTTCCAGGAACATCTGCTTCACAGGAGGCGAGCCGTTCCTGCAGAGGCACAGTGACCTCATCGCCCTGGTGGAGGAACTCTCTTACCAGGGCTTCAGGTTCGAGGTCTTCACCAACGGCACGTTCCTCATTCCTGCTTCCATGCTTGACATGAGCGTAGCGCCCGTGCTCGACTGGAAGCTTCCTGGCTCTGGTGAGACTAGCGCGAACCCGAACAGGATCAGGAACGTCGAGACTATGAAGGGTCGTCACCTCGGCTCGATCAAGTTCACCGTCGCTGACAGAGACGACTTCGAGATGGCCCGAGCGCTCTGGACGGACTTCCTACAGGATGGGACGCTCGAAGTCTTCGTCGGTCCTGTTTGGGGTAAGGTAGCACCCCAGCAAGTTGTCGACTGGATTAGGTTTTATCGACTCCCTTGGCGACTCAACATCCAGGCACACAACTACATCTTCGGCGTCAACGTGAGGGGAACATGAGCATATTCGATCTTAGCCAAGTACAGCTGGACACGACCGACTTGGCAGGAAGGCTGCTCAGAGACGTTGTAGGACTCGACACCAACGTCGAGCACATGCAGCGAACACCTGAGCGGTTCGTGCAGATGCTCACGGAGATGACAACTCCTATACCGTTCAACTTCACGACGTTCCCTGCAACGAGTCGCGACATGATCGTGATCAAGCAGATCCCAGTCGTGTCGCTGTGCGCTCATCACGTCGTACCCTACCGCGGCGTAGCCTACGTTGGCTACATTCCCAAGGCGACGATAGTCGGCCTGAGCAAGATCCCACGCCTAGTAAGGAACTGCGCGGCCAAGCTCTCCGTACAGGAAGAGCTCACGACTGACATCGCCAACCAGCTCGAGGAGAAGCTGGAGACCGACGATGTCGCAGTGGTCATGGAGTGTGAGCATCTCTGCATGACCATCCGGGGCGTACAGGCCCCAGGCACTACCACCTACACGGCAGTCATGCGCGGTGTGTTCGGACTACACGAACGAACCGCAAAGGACGAGTTCCTGAGAGCGATAGGACGATGAACGATCCCGGATACAACTCCTGGCCCAATGATCCACTAGCCCCCTACAGCAAGAGGGGCAAGGACATGAGCTACGGCCTGATGCAGACGCTACCTCCTGGCACCCTGAAGAACTTCATCACGCTGAGCAACATCATCAGGGAGTGTGGCGAGGACTCGATCGCCTGGTTCCCCGAGACAGCCGACGACCTGCCCTGGCAGGCAGCTTGTGCTAACGGCGAAGCTGGCGAGCTCTTCAACGCCACCAAGAAGGTCAAACGAGGTACGGACGACCTCAAGGCTCTGCAGGCACACATCGAGGAGGAGTCGATCGACGTCCTCATCTACCTGGCCAACATCTGGTACATCCTCGGCACCGACGTCACGGAGGTCTACAATGCCAAGCGAGCACGAAACGTCAAGCGCTTCGGACCTACCAGCCCTGATCCAGCAGGCGAGTGACGAACTCGACAATACCTGCCTGCAGCGTCACCAGCGTGGCCAGGAGAAGTACGGCGACCTCACCTTCTTCGACGCCGACACGGTCGAGATGGCGATGGAAGAAGTAGCTGACATGATGAACTACATGCGCTACACCTGGATCAAGCTCTGGCTCCTACGTCGATCCATTTACAAGATCGTCGAGAAGCATCCCGCAGCAGACTCAGAAGGATTCATTCCACTCAAGGAGATGTAACCATGATCGACAAGTCACTACTCGAAGGTCGTCACCGTGCAGTTGCCGACGCCGCTCGCTGGCTCGACACTTCACACCTGCCACCCGAGCTACACGCTATCGCCATGATCTTCGAGGATGCAGCCTCGACGTTCCTGCACCTCTGCAAGGCCGAAGACCCGATGGTGACACACACCATCAACAACCTAGTACGCGCCAAGGACTGTGCAGTCCGTGCCAAGATCGCAGAGACGGAGCAAGGGCGATGAAGGCAACCATCGACACACTCAAGCCCGGCGACGTGTTCGCAGTCCACTCGGGGAACAACTACGACGTGATTCAGTTCGGTGAGAGTCTCATGGGTGAACCGAACATGGACAACCACGTCGCAGGCTTCGTCAAGTGGGACGGCAAGGTTCCGTGGGGTCTGGAAGGACGTCCTGGCGGCGTCGGCTGGGTCGACATGCGGAAGTACATCGGCCACCCCTTCGCCTACAACAATGTCGCACAGAACAGGACCGAAGCCACTCGCGTCACGGTAGCATCCGAGGCTGTCGAGATGATCGGTACGAAGTACGACTGGGAAATGATCGGTGGCTCGGCCCTCGGCGCTCTGCACGTTAAGCTCTACAACTTGACCTGGCCTCACGGTCTCGTCCCCGGCGAGGTCGTGTGCTCTTCATACTGGGCCTACCTCTACGACACCGTTCAGTGGGCACATCCCAATACCGGAGACGAGCGCCAGTGCGACCCCGGCGACTGGACCAACTTCATCATCAAGAACAACTTCCACGTCGGCTTCGACAAGCTGTGACATCTTCACCGCTTCCGCTCTTCACCAAGCATATGGTACGCTGTCCTGACTGCGGATGGCGAAGGTTCCGGCGCCGGAAGGTACTCACAAGGTATAGACGCCACTGGCATAGGAGACACAATGCAAGTAGCCCTTATCCCGCCAACAAGCATGCTCTACATGGTCGCCGAGCAACCTTTGCACATGGTGATTCCGGAGGGCCTGAAGCTGTCTGGATACAGGAACTTCTACAAGGTCCTGAGTCAGAAGCCTACTACTACCCTCATGTTGGACAACGGCGCCTTCGAAGCCGCAAGTCCACAGGGGCCTCTGAGTGACGATCAACTCATTCAGATGATCTTCGAGTACAACATCGACAAGTTCGTGCTGCCAGACTACCTCGCGGACGCTCACAAGTCGGTCGACGCTGCAGAGCGCTTCCTCCACGTCTGGAACCTGCACCAGCAGACGATCAGGCACAAGCCGATCCAGTTCATCGCTGCAGTGCAAGGCGGAGATGAAGAGCAGCTGAAGGTATGCATCGAGAAGTACTGTCAGCTCGAAGAGGACTTCGAGATCCCCCTCACCTTCGGTCTACCTCGATGGCTCGCAGATGAGATAGGTAGACACGTGCGGATCACGTTGGCGGACTGGATCGCTACGCACGTACCGCATCCGATTCACCTGCTGGGTATGTGTCCTGACTGGCCAAACGAGATCCAGTATCACAACGAGCTAGTCGCCAGCATCGACACCTCGGCACCGTTCTCCTGGGCTATCGCAGGCATGCGACTCGGAATCGACGACCGTCCGGTAGAGCGTACCGCGAACTACTTTAGTACCGACTCCCGACTCGTGGACGAGGAGCTCGTGACACGGAACATCGACACCCTGTGGAGGTGGGCCAATGGCCAGGAAGCATCCGGCCGCACTATGTGAGGAGTGCGATCTGAATGACATCGGCCGATTCGTTCCTTCAGAGGGACCTGAAAAGGCTAGCCTGTGTGTACTTGGGGAAGCTCCAGGAGCGAACGAGGCACGCCTCGGACGTCCTTTTGTGGGGGTCTCCGGTAAGCTCCTCGACAAGATCATGGAGCACTACCACATCGACAGGTCCGCCACCCTACTCACGAATGCTTGCCTCTGTAGGCCTCCCGACAATGCGACGCCCTCCCAGACAGCGATACGTTCGTGTAGGCCCCGTCTGCTTCAGGAGCTACAAGACCACGGTGTCAAAACGGTTGTGGCTATGGGTAACAGTGCGGCCGGAACGCTCCTGGGCACTTCAGGCGGTATCACGAAGCTACGTGTCGGGCCGCCGAGGGAAGTACCGGAGCTTGGACTTTCAGTCATACCAACCCTACACCCCGCAGCCTGCCTACGACCAAAAGGGGACGCTTTCTTCCCATCCATAGTCAACGACTTCGGCAAGCTGTTCAGGCCGACTGATGACTGGACCGAGCCGCTCTTCGTAGTCATCGACGATGTAGAGACGGCTCTCAAGGCAGTAGACGAACTGCCTATGACGCCAATCACTGTCGACATCGAAACCGACGTAGACAAGGATGTGACATTCGAACATGCGTCGCATTACAAACTCCTTTGTATCGGAGTCGGTTATGCTCCCGGCAAAGTCGTGGTCTTCGGCGAAACGGTATGTAACGATATTCGTTTCATGTCACGTCTGGGGCAATACCTTCGCTCTCACAACCGCGTCATTGCACAGAATGGAAAGTTCGACCTTGGTGGGCTCTTCCATCGCCTGGGCTCAATCCGTCTCTGGTTCGACACGATGCTGGCTTCATACTGCCTCGATGAGCGACGAGGAATTCACGGCCTCAAGTACCTAGCCGTCGAGCTACTAGGTGCACCACGCTACGACGACGAGATCAAGCAGTACCTATCACCGAAGGTAGGCTATGGAGCAATACCCCGTGACATCCTTTACCGTTACAACGCCTACGACTGCGCTGCTACATACGCGCTATGGCAGCTTTTCACCACTCTCATGGAGAAGGAGCCTGGACTTCGAGCCCTTCATGATTTCCTCGTCAGAGCCTCCAACGAGCTCATGTACCCCGAGCTCAACGGCATCGGAGTCGACAAGCCCTATAACGCGGAACTGGAAAGGTTTTACATACGTCGTCTTTCTGTGTTGCGTCGTGACATGCAACTCACGTCAGGACGTCACGCCTTCAATCCGAATTCGCCTAAGCAGATCGTAGAGGTACTAGAAGAAGTATTCCATATCCGAGTGCCACGCAAGCGCAACCAGAAGGGCGAGTGGGCAAAGACTACGGACAAGGAAACGATCGAGCACTTGCTGGAGAAGTGCGAGCCATGGGGCGAGTACTACGACTTCCTATCCTGTCTCGCAGAGCACCGACTAGATGCCAAGTCCTACGGTACCTATGTCAAGGGCATTCGACTTCGGCTGTACAAGGGACGCCTGTTTCCCACGTACCTACTTCACGGCACTACCACAGGGCGCTTGAGTTCCAGAAACCCGAACATCCAGAACATCACTCGCGGATGGCGACTCCGTAAGCAATTCGTGCCTTGTACTCCTGGGAACATATTCGTACAGTTCGACTACAAGCAGATCGAGGCACGTGTACTGACCTGGCTCGCACAGGAACCGTACCTGCGTGACATCTTCAACGATCCTACTCGGGACCTATTCGACGAACTAACAGGTGTTCTCTACGGCGACGTATCACATCTCGACAAGGCACAGATGAAGGAGTTGAGGATCCGTGTCAAGGCATACTTCTACGGACTCGGATATGGACGAGAAGCCAAATCCATTGCAGAAGAGCATGGCATGTCAGTCCCAGAAGCTCAGAGAGGAATGCGTGCGTTTTTTGCTGTCATTCCCAGGGTTGTTGACTTTCGTGAAGAAACTCGCCGCGCAGTCCTGGATGGAAAGGATCTCACGACTTGTTTCGGAAGACATCGACGATTCACTCTGATCACCAAGGACAACAAACACGAGATCCTAAACGAGGCTTTGGCGTTCAAACCTCAGTCGATCGCTTCGGACACATGCCTCCAGGCTTTCACTTGGGTAAGGCCAGCTCTTAAGGGCATAGGGCAGGTACGTAACCTCGTACACGACTCGATGCTAATCGAGACCCATCCGAACGACCTAGGTAAGGTATCAGACATAGTCGTAGACAACATGATCAAGTCAGGCAAGCTGGTCGTAGGTAACTACGTTAACATCGACGTCGACATCACAACCGGAACAGATTGGGGCCAGCTCTGAACACTTACCATCTCTGGCTTCACGTCGCTAGATTGCGAGGAGTCAAAGGCGACTTGGAAGGTGCGCTACGTGCCAGACGCAATGCACGAATGCTATCGACCAAAAGAGAGCGGGATAAGTTTCCGTCAATGCAATACTGCTACTGTAAGGAGTTGTGCGAAGCATGCCTAAAGGCGTAGCAGCAGCTATAGGCGACACATTCATCAACCAGAACGGTTACCATCACACCAAGACGGAGACTGGCTGGAGAGCTACTCACGTCATCAACATGGAGGAGAAGCTGGGCCGTCCTCTCCTGCCTCACGAGTATGTCAAGTTCGTAGACGGCGATAGAAGTCACTACGGCATCGACAACCTCGAACTACGTACTCGCGGAGACCGAAAAGGACCGCAGTCACGTATCGATACGATCGATGCCCAGATCGAGGAGCTCCAAGCCGAACGAGAGGAGCTCGTCAAGATTCTCACTTCTCAGAAAGCTCCCTGAGTTTAGACTCTTATAGACCGCAGTCTACTAGCGTCTAACAAACTTAAACCATAGCTCTCGCACCTTACTTACGGGTGCTGGACGCAAGCGGTCTAACAAAGTCTAAACTTAGGAATAGACTACAGAGGGACATACGTGAAGATCATTGTCATCGACCCCGGTGGCACTACGGGCATCGTCATCATCAACTTCGATGGACATACGCAGGGATTCGTCCGGAAGCACTTCAAGGCAATCCATATAGGAAACAACAGTGCGCATCACAAGAGGCTGTGGACTTTTCTCGTCCACGAGCACCCGGACACCATCGTATGTGAGCGATTCGACAATTCGGGAGATGCTGCAGCCAAGATGATCTCCCTCGAGTACATCGGCATCGTCAAGCTATACGCACAGCTGTTCGACGTCAAGGTTGTGTGGCAAGGTGCAGACATGGCCAAGAACTGGGCACCCAATGACAAACTCGCCATGACTACGCTTATTATCACACCAGTGTCAAAGTGGAAGCATGCCAACGATGCTATGCGCCATGCACTCTACTGGATTTGCTTCTACGCTCCTAAGGAGTTCAGCACCATGAGGCTACTCCTTCTTGAGATGATGCGAACAGACCCCTAGCCTGGCCCCGAGGGACGGCACGGCAGCGCCGGGGACCAGGCTAGGAGAACTAACCTCCTACGTAACAGGAGGAGTCACGACCTCCTTGGGTGCAGCTGGAGGTGGCGGAGCTGGTACGTTCTTTGGCAGAAGGTCGACCCTGACTGTGTGCTTGGTCAGGTACCCTGTCGCGAAGGTGGCGAGAGCTGGTACCAGCACGTAGACCCAGGAGACGACGACGTCAGGCACGTTGCCCTTGAACACGTAAGTGCCAAGCGCCCATAGTACCAGCCCAGAGGCTGCTGCCGTGTAGGATGAGGCTGTGACCTTGCGCTCGATGGGCCCTGCCATCAGTTCGCGCCGAGGTTCCAGGCGACAGGAGCCCAGAGCGTACCGTCGGGGTCCTGACCCGGCCGCGAGATCCCGATGCCGGAGCAGCCTGCAGGTAGCGAGACCGTGACCTTCTCGCTGCTCGGTCCGACGGTGATGTTGGCGACGGTGAACGCGCCTGAGGCGTACATCGCGAGCCGGAGCGACTGGTCGCCCTTGCTCTCGACGCCAGGGTCGCTGAAGAAGGCGATCCAGTCGTACTGGCCCCCTCCGAATGAGACGGCAGTGGTCTTCCTGTCTGCAGCGATCATGTTCTCCTCCTCGGAGATGGTCAGGTGCGGCGGTGGGGGGTTGACGACTGTTGGCTGGTAGGCCATAGCTGCCAGCTCCGTGAGTGAGTAGCTGGTGATCGACGTGTCGACCTTCCCGCATCCACTCCAGTTGGTGATGTTGGCGCCGACCTGACCGTCCGTCGACTGCCACAGGGTGTGTGGAAGCGTAGGTTCGGAGGCGCGGTAGGCCGCGACCCATGTGTGCCGAGCCGAGTTGAAGATCGGCGTTAGGCCGCTGCTGACTGCGAAGCTCTCTCCGCTGTACAGCCACGACCTCTGGTCGAGCGTGAGCTTGTCGAGCCCGTAGAAGTGGTCGACGAAGTTCAACCACGTGTTGGCGCGACTGAGCTGGTTGCCACTTCCTTCCTCCAGGTCGAGCATCGGAATCGAACCTGGAGCCAGGGCTGAGAGCGGGCCGACCCAGTTGCAGAACGCGACGGCTTGGGCGTGCGCATCCTGGTCGGCTCGTAGGTAGTGGTACAGGCCCTTGAAGGCGAAGTTGTTGCTCTTCAGAGCCGTGTAGTTGCTGACGAACATTCCGTCGAGATGAGTGATCCCATACCCGACTCGAATGATCGTAGCACCTCCGTTCTGGGACTTTATACCGCCCCAGTTTGGTGCTGTTGGGCCGGATTGGAATTCACTCACATCCGGCATTTTGACAGTCATGTTATGCCTCCCTCTGGCTGTCTTTGTCTTCCTGTTGGGACTGTCGTATTAGCCTCTGTCGCGCCACCTCCTCTGCGCCTCGCTTCTGTTCCTGGTAAAGTACGTGTGCTCTCCAAACCACGATGATAGGTACCAGTGTCAATGCTACCGCGACCACGTAGATATAGAAGAGCCCTGCAACCGGTACGCCGAACACTCTGTGCAGGAACGCAGGAAACAGTGCTACGGCAACAGCGAAGTCGAACGCGATCAGATTCCAACCGAACGCGTGACGCCACCATGGGAAGTAGATCCCCACGAGTGGAAACAGCGCTGCCGACAGGAAACCGATAAAGACTGCATCCTGAATCCAGTCGTTGAGAAACTGGAGTTGCGTCACTTATCCACCTCATTGGGTCTACGTTGGAATGCTTTGCGCACCAGTTCTGTAATGTGATTCTCTTCACGAAGGGCAGACAGAGGTACTATTACCTGTATCTTTGCCTCGTCCAAACGCCGCTGTGATAGTTCTCGTTCCTGACGAGCCTCTTCTAGGTCACTCTTCATGTCCCTTGATCGCCACCATTCACGGATGCTCCACATAAATGCTCAATCTCCCTGTGGAGGGTAGTCATAACGTCTCTGACTATCTGGCCTGTCAAGACCGCCGAGTCTCCTCGTACACGCTCTAGTCGGATCGTTTCCTTCAGCTCGGCGATTTCTTCCTTCTTCTCATCCATGGCTGCCTTGGTATGGATGAGCCCGCACATCCATAGGATGAAGAAGACGATAGCCGATCCACCAGTGCTCCCGCCAATGAGTGACAGGAAGTCACCGATCTGCATACCATCTCCTTATTGCCCGCCCCATAGTGGTTGTGTTGTAGCTATCCAAGCCTGCAGGCTCGACACGACGCTGTTCTGAGGTGTAACAGCTCCTACGGTAGCCATGATCTTGTCAGCATCGACTTGACTCATGTTGAACGGTGCTGCCTGCAGGAAGGCGGAACCCCCCATCGACTGAAGGTAAGCTGCGTCGTTCAACAGTTGCTGCAGCGCATCACGGAACTGGGTCACGTGCTGTCCAAGCTGCTGCTGGTATGCACCGGAATTGGGTACGTTAATAGGCATTAACTCTCCCCTAATAGTCGAGTGGGTACCTAATAGTGTCAAGAGCGAATGAATAAGCAGCGCCTGTTGGCCCTGCACTCAGAATGATCTGTCCGCTTGTGTTGACAGTAACCTGCACGTTGGCGGTAGAAGCAGGCGTTCCGGCGCTGATTGGCACAGCCCACTTTTTGGTGGAGATAGGAAAGTATGCCGTCGGAAGGGTGATGACCGTCCCACTAGTCGTCCCCGACACAACGCTAACAAGACCTGCTAGACCTACAGTGTTGTCAGCGTATAGCTTGTAAGCAGGAGCAGGCGAGCCGTGAGAGAAGTTGGCATTGAACGCACCCATTGCGTGCCAAGTCTCGGGAACTGACGGAGAACTGCCAGGCTGGAAAGCAGCAGTCGACAGCTGCGTAACGATGCTAGTCACATACGTCTGACCAAAGTCACCCGAAGCAGATCCGACTCGTGGATAGGCAAAGGCAGCAGTTGCAGGAGCCTGCAACACAGCCGAGATCAGAGTCCAAGTGTTTGGCGTAACCGTTATCGACAGGTTAGTTGGTCCTGCAATGACGGTGTTTGTCACATCCTCGAAATCAAAGCCTATCTGCACCGTCGAGACACTGGAGTTGACATACGCTTGGACCTGATACTGTTGCGATGGTATGACAGGAAATGGCGTGTCTGACAACATCAACGCACCAGCACCGGAACCATCGTTGACGTACAATCCTGCGTAGGGGTACGGCGAAGGATCGGGCGGATCGCTTACGACTGTAAACGTACCTGCTGTAGCTTCCCAACCAGTATCGTCCATACCCCAGAAGTACGGATTCAGACTCAGTGACGCAGATACCTGGTTCAGACTCTTGCGTACGACTCCAGCGTTCTGGACCTGCAAGGACCTGATATCATTCTGTGCACCTCTCACAGACCTTACAATGTCAAAGGTCTGTGCGTGCTGGTATCTAGGCATTAGTCACCACCAGTAGCTTCATCGAAGACGAGAGCGATTTGCTCGGTGCCCTGTCCTTCGTCTGGAGGCTGAATCGTCCATCCGACCGCACGTACCTTAAAGGTGTTGCCCTCTGGGAAACGCGCATCAGTCACGTTCGCTACGACGTAGTCGCCCATGCCATAAGACCCGAACATCGGGAAGGCTGCACCCAGGAGGTCGACGTGGTGTGTCACGATCGGTACAGGGAGAGAGCTCAAGTCCGAGATCGCATGACTCGTTATCGTCGCCTGGTCCGTAACACCAGTGTAGCTGTTCACACCTTCCCAGATCGGGTACCCAGACGCCCGCGAAACAGGGTCCCCTGCTGAGCCAACAATAGCCGCAGCGCCGTCGCCGTCCCCTACAGCCCACCATTGGTTGTTTCCTGACGATGAGTTCTCAGTGTAGATGTAGTCGGCTATCGGTCCAGGATAGTCAACCGTTAGATCCGTCTGGCCAACTGGGTTACCAATAGGCGTTGCAACGACTAGCTGCTTCTGTGGCAACCCATCTCCATCTTCGTACCAAGCGATGGTATAGTCAGGTCCAGTACTCTGTGTCACTACGGACTGGATCAAGTCGTCATACGAGGTTGACAAGTCATACCCGTTGATAGTAAGCTGAACGACTGGGTCGATCAGAGGTATAGCTGCTAGAGCATTCACACCAATGTTACCTGCAGTGACGTTCTGTAGCTGATGCCAAAGGTAGTCGATTGTGGCGGCCTGGCCCAGTTTCAGGTTCTGTGTGGTCTTGCCAAGGATTAGACGCGGAAACCTTCTCGTCGCATAGACCTCGAATGTCTGACCTGTCAAGGTCAACGACTTACCATTCGACTGGTACTCACGACTGAGAACGATTCCGCCCCAGACAATCTGGTTCTCCCTGTATACCCAAAACGCCGTCTTGCCAGGAGTGCACCTGGACAGCAGCTCATCGTTGCTAACGCGCTTATCGTCCAAGCGCATGCCTGCATTCATGTTGCCAGGCTTATTCAGTTGACAGTCTAGGGAAACGTTGTTGACAGGTAGCTCACCCAGAATAGCATTGCTTACCAGGTCCGTCGCCAAGTACGTGTAGTGTGCTACCATCACACATCCAAAGGAATCTTGACTTCCCACCACACGTTACTTGCTGTAGTAGACACGTCGTTGAGCTGGATGTGGCCGGTAGTCAATAGCTGACCAAAAGCCTGTCGAGCAGTAGCAGGAATGTTCGTAGCGACAGCGAATGGGTGGTTGTTAATAGGACGGTAGCCCGCAGGCAGTGCTGACGATGTAATGGTTACAAGGTTGTCGCCGGCTGTTCCAGTCGTCGTGGCGAGAGAGGCTGTAATTTGCACCTCATTGTCGAAGGTCTTCCTGTACTTGGCGAAACCGCTCACAGGAACCGACCAACCCGTAACGAGTGGGTTGAAGTTGTGCCAGGGGTCCTGTACTGCAGGAGCAGTAACGTTGATGTACCTATAAGCTCCTGCGACTATGACACCCAGTGCCTGCGTGTCGCTCTCGTACCACATTGTCCCGTTGGGACAAGACAGCGACGGCCTAAGAGCTGACGTGGTCGGCCATACACCCTTGAGCCCGTTCATGGTTCGATTGTCCACGACAGTGCCACCACCGTTGGTGACAGTCATGTTAGGCACAACACGAATCAGTGCCAGTGGTATCGAGTTGGCAGGAGCGGCAGGCGTTGCACCAGGCGAGCTAGACGAGAACGTACCAGTGGTGACTACTGCATTCCAGGCAGCGGTAGCGTCACCTGGGTCTGTGCAGACGGCGTCGACACGGTCAGTGCGCCACTGCGTACTCGAAGCTGCAGCGATGGAGACGTTGAAGTTTGCAGTGTTGTAACCTGCATACATTCCGTTCCACGCCGTAGTGTTGGGAATGTAGATAAGACCAGTACCGACCTGGACGTTCAGAGATGCCAGACCGGTAATGAGTGCAGCTGCACCGAAGTAAGGATCTACGCCACCTACTGGAGAGGTACCACCTAGCGCGAACGGAGCACCAGTAGCACCAGCCTGAGCCATTCTGACCAGTTGTGCTGGGTGGTCAGAACGGCCTTGGCAGGCCCATGGCGGGTTGACTGCAGTCATGGCACCTTCCTAGTAGTACGTGTTATAAAGCTGTACGGTACAGGAACCTGTTCCTGAGTCCGCTGTGAACGAAATGGTATCGGAGACACCAGACGGAACACTGATCCACTGTCTGCCTGACATCGATGTGCGACGGCTGACAAAGTTGTTTAGCACGATCGACTTCAACCTAGTATCGATCGTCAAGATATCGCCTGCAGACAACGAGATGTTGAGTGCCATCGTAGTACCGCTGTTGCTGTCAACCAGAACAGGATTAGTAACGGGACCTGTGATAGTGATGAGAGGATAGGCTGTGTGGTTACCTTGATTCGTAACCGTAGCACCGAAGTTCGGCAACGCACCGCCGAAGCCTACGTTAAACGCCATGTTGAACGATGTGCCCAGAACCGACAATGTAGGTACCGATACCGTACCACTCGTCGGAACTGCATCGTAGATGTAAGGGTCCTCAGCTACCAGTGTGAACTGTACAGCAGTAAGACCTGCACGCCTACCACCATCGACATCGTAACGAAGCCCGCCACCCTGACAGTTGATGAACTTGGTACGCTGTCCTGGTAGCTGGATGTAAAATGGTCTAACATCATCCGTGTTGTAGTCGGCTCGTAGCTGATTCAGCAACGTATCAGTGTCGTCAGGATCGGTATACAGGTTCCCTGACAGGACGATCGTCCGCGCTGACATGAATGGCGAGTCGACGTAGGTACCATCCATACCCTGATGCTCATCTGTCGACGTTCGCAACGGAGCGGTATCGATACCACTCACGCTCTGAATGTCGATGAAGGGTAGGCCCATACTATCGGTATTTAGCGTAGTGCCTGTGTCATCGAACTGGAACTCGTAATCGTTCAGTGAGGGCGCAGTCACGCTGACCTCCTTGCAAGTTCCCAGCCCAGCTCGGCAGCATGCCTACGCGGGTTAATCTCGTTGGTGTAGATGATGATCGTCTGTCCACCTGGAGTGACGCGCTCGCCTCCGCGCATGCTGACAACTTCAGGTCCATGCTCGCCTACGACATGATGTCCTGGCGCAGCCCAGTTCGTACCTAGTGCGTATCCGTGACCAGAGCCAATGCCTAGCCCGCCACTCATCAACGTAGGCCCGTACACATGACGAGCGTAGTTCAAGGCCGCTGCGATGTTGGCTAGCGGGTCGTAGATGTTCGTCGACGTACCGGGCCAATGGTAGGCCAAGAAGGTCGACATGATGGTCTGCATCAAGCCACGAGAAGGGTCGCCATGCTGAGCGTTGATGTCACTCAAGTTGATAGCACGTGGGTTGCCGCCAGACTCGGTTTGCATCTGGTAGAGTACTGCACCCACGAGTGAAGGTGACAAACCCTCCATACCAAGAGCACGTAGGACCAAGCCTCGCCACTGAGCAACGCCTGCACCGGCCTTGTAGTTAATACCAGCCCCACCAGCACTGCCCGTGATTGAATGCCACAGGCCCCCGATTGCCTTCTTCGCAAGTGCCACAGGGAGAGTAGCCGCCATCGAAGCTAGCTGGCTTCCTGCACCGCTCTTGATGCCAAGTGCGCTTATGAGTGCGTTGCTGAAGGCCGTCTCATTCCCAGTCGCAGCTGCCATCAGCATCTTACCTGCAGCACCAGCGAGGTGGAGGATGCCCTGAAGAGGTCCGAGAGCAGGCCCTGTGGGATTGACCGAAGTACCGAACCTGGCAACCGCAGGTGGAATCTGGCCGCCGCTCTGATACCCCTTGACACCCATCATCCTGAACAACCAGCCGAACTGACGAGACCTGTGCTTGTCAATAACAGTCTCGCCGCCTTCCAGTAGTGCCGGAATTACATCTCCGCCACCGAACCCAGGAAGCTTGCCACCTGCAGCCATCATCGGGATGTTCGGAAGGTTGAAACGCTTCAGTCCAATAGCGCCCATGACGTCGTTCCAGAGACGCTTGATGCCGTTGTCGTAGACAGTGCCGATCACGAAGTTGACAGGAACCCTGAAGATGTTCTCGATTCCGTGCCAGATACTACTTAGACCATTCACAGTCGACCTAGCACCCGACTTCATGTCACCCCAGACCCTATTCAGGAAGCTGAGGATGTTGTGCCAGACAGACTGTGTGGTATCGTATACCGAATGCCAGACATTAACGACGATAGCCTTCAGTGCATTGAAGATAGGACCTGCAGCGCCCTTGATTGCGTTCCACGATGCAATCAAGAAGCCCTTGATATTGTTCCAGATCTGCTTGCCTAGGTTCTGTATGTCGACTAGAGCTGTATGCCAGTGGCCCGTTAGGATGTCGAGGAAGACGCTGAAGATGGCAACTATCACATCCCAAGCGATCTTCACGACTGAGGTGATTCCTGCCCAACCAATCTTCGCAACGGCTATTAGTTCTGCCCAGCCTATCTTGAATACGTTCGATAGGATAGTCCAAGCGATTCGGAAGATGCCCTCGATGATCGCCCATGCAGTCTTGGATATGAGCTCAATTGTGGCTAGTCCTGTATCCCAAGCGAACTTTAGTTCAGCCATACCGACCTTGATGATACCACCAATGATCTGCCAGGCTACCGAGATAACGCTTGTGACATTGTCCCAGACAGCGTGCCAGACCTCCTTGACGGATTCACCGTGAGTCTTCCACCACTGGTCGAAGCTACCTGAGATGAAGTGCATGATCCGATTGAACACGCCCATGATGTTGTTCCAGGCATCGGATATCGAGTTGGCGATCGCCGACCAGATGTGATCGATCCAGTGCCACATGTCGAACCACATGTCGTGGAACCACTTGCTGATCGGATCCCAGTACTTGTAGATCAGATACGCAGCAACGGCCAAGGCAGCTACGGCAGCAATGATGAGCCCGATCGTAAGTGCAATAGGCGCAAGGGCAATATCGGTAGCGGCCAGGATCGCGGAGAAGACCATCCATGCGCCTATAGCGACCATGACAACACCCGTCAGCACCAACATGACAGACACTACAGCTATGACGATGGCAATGATGGCAATGAAAGGCTTCGGAATCGTACCTAGGAACTTGAAGAAGTTTGCCAGAACAGACGCGACTACCTTCACGATGGGAAGGAACTGCTGCCCCAGTACGATCATGAACGCCTGGAAGTTGTTCTTGAGCAGTTGGATCTTAGCCGCAGGTGTGTTCGACATGATGTCGTAGGCGGCCTTGAGTGCACCCTTACTCTTAGCCATGTTGCCGACCATGGTGTTCAACTGGCCGAAGTTGTGAATGGCGATGTCGAAGAACCTCATCGCCTGAATCGTTCCGCCAGTGCCCTTGAACATCGTAGTCAGGACGTCATTGAGCTGCGTCGGGTTCAAGCCCTTAAGAGCCATCCCCAGGTTGGTCATGATCTGGTTGATCGGAAGCATCTTGCCAGCAGCGTCCGTGACCTTGATCATCTGGTCGTGAGTGAAGCCCAACTTGTGTGCAGTCTGTACACCTAGGGCGTCTTCAACTGTCGCACCTAGACTCTGGACCTTGTCACGAGACTTGCCTAGAGCATCGAGAGCACGACCAACCGTAGAGGCAGCCTGACTAGCTGACAGACCGTTCCTAGTGACGAACGCCATCAAGGCTGCAGTCTGTTCGAAGGTCTGGTTCTGTCTAACGGCTGGACCCGTTACACGACCAATCGAGTTGGCGAAGTCACCGTAAGTACCAACGCCGTACTTGACCAGGTTGAACATGATGTCCTGCACCTTGGTGACATCCTGGACCTTCAACCCGTAAGCATTCAAAATGCCAATAGTGGCACGTTCTGCCGTGGAGAGGTCTACCTGGCCTGCTACAGCTTCCTTCGAGAAGTTGTTGAGGAGGAACTTGGCCTGTGTAAGGTTGACATCCATCGACGAGAAGATGTCGTACAGACCACCCTGGATCTGATCCAGAGGTACTGCGATCGACCTGGCAGTGGCAAGACCAGCTTCAGACACCTGATCGAAGCTAGCCTTGACACCATACATCTGTGTCTTGGTCAAGGCGACTTGCTTGTTGTACTCGATCGCCGAAGAGGTTGCCTTACCCAAGAAGACAAGGCCCGCCGCTCCGACGGCGCCGATAGCTACACCGACGGCCATGAGCGACGAGCCTGTCTGCATTTGCTGCTGAGCTGCCTTCTTGGCTGCCCCGTTCAGGTTGTTGAAGTCGCCCGCCAGATTCCGCAGTACGCCAGAACCCATGTTCTGTGCACGTACGACCAGGAGTACTTCCCTGACACCTAGCGGCACTTCTCACCTCCCAGGAACTTTGCCCCTATTGAGCTCCGCCTGGTGCTGGTCCAACTGTTCCTTGGCCTTGATGCTGATCATGACCAGATCCATTCCGTATGCAACGAACGAATCCTGGTCAAGCCAACCTCCGGGCCCAGGCAAACAGTGGAACTCCAAGCACATGACAGTAAGCCCATACAACTGCTCAGCTATCTGTTCTTCTTCCGAAGCCCAACCGACTGTGTCTAGCTCTTCGCGGGACTTACCAGCTCCGAAGACACGACGTCGGATTTCACGACCGAGTTTGGGAGGTCGCTCTCCCAGTTGTGCATCGTGTCGATCAGCTCGGAAATCTCCTCACCGATCCTGCCGTCAAGCCGTTCGACGTCCGAAGGGTTGTTGAAGTTGAGCTTGTGTCCCTGGTCATCCTCGAGATTGTGATCGACGACGCAGGTCTTGAACTCATACTGCGCGACCCTGGTCTGTGTCGGCGTGACACCCATCGTCGCCGTCTTGTGCTTGGTGTCAGCAGTCATGGACATCGACATAGCAATGTCCTGACGATGGAGTCGCTGACCATGCGTCATCCGCTTGAGGTCAATCCAACCGCCAGGACAGGAGCTGAGGTCGAAGTGCTGAGACTCGGTAGAAACTGTTGCATTGGGCATTGCAGATCCTCCCTCTGGATCTTGTGTGCTAAGGAGTGATGACTTCCTGCGTCTTGTAAACGATGTCGTACTCGTTACCACTGCCGTCGAGTACTGTCTGGTAGGTAATGGCTGCGCGAATCAGGTCGCCGACGCCAGAAAGCGGAACCTGATACACGTCCTTGACTGCGTTGAACAGATCGAACTGGATGGAGTTGTTAGCTCCCGTGGTGGCGAGGATCTTGATCGCCTGGCCGGTCACGGCCTTGAAGCCCGTGTAATCGGTCGCGTCGAGGAAGTCCCTGGAGGCCGTCATCTGGCACGTCCGCTCACCGAAGCTAGCGAACTGTGCACCGCGCGAGTTCTTGAGGCGGAAGTTCTCCTGTCCTGCATCGTCGATCTCGAACGAGAAGGTGTCCATGTCAAACACCTGCGTCGCCGTCGGGATCTGAACCGTCCACGAGCCAGGCCCGTAAGGAACCGAGGTCGGCCAGACAGGCACCAGCGTCGGCGATGGGCTTGCGTCGGTCAAGCCGAAGATGTCGAACGTGTTCTCCATGAGGTTGTTGTTCACGGAGAACGTCGACTTACCAACGACGCAACCTGTGTAGCCGAAGATGACACCGTTCCTGACCACGGTGATCGACATAGTCTTCGGTGGCACAGCAACCGAGGTCGGGCCGTAGGTGTAGATGAAGTTCGGTGTCGTACCGGTCTTGACCCCCGCCGCGCGACTGCACTCCGTAAAGTACAAGCTGCAATCCTCGAGGGCCTCCATCGTGATCGAACCTTCGACGGAGAAGTCACCTGGCACGACACCGATCCGAGCTGCCGACTGACGAATCGGCGTCCGGTAGATGTTCTGTTCCTTGAGCTCCAGCGACTCGGAGAGGATCGGAATGAACTTCGTCGGTACCGTGTAGGTACCAGAGACGGTTTCGAAGGCGACACCAACCAGGCCGCCCGCACCCATACCGTAGGTCATGACTTCGCCTCCTCTCCGGCCTTAGGAGCAGGAGCCGTCGGCTTGGCAGGAGGCTTCTCCTCCTTCTTGGTGACCGTGACACCGAAGATGTCAAGCTCGTGTGGCTCGGCACCCATCACGAATCGCGTCTCAGACGTACCATCCTCGTTGTGAGGAGCGACGATCTTGCCTTCTTCGTCAAAGACGCCTGACTGAGTTGTTCCTGTGGCAACACGGAATCGTGTCACCTGGTCGTCGTCGACCTCGGTCTCAGTCCCGTTACGGAACGTACCCAGACCGTGAATGTAGACGTCCTGGTCTCCCGCATTGGGATGATCAACCTTTACCAGATATGGCACTTACCCTCCTTACGGGAGCCTCGTCTTGCTGAAGGATTCAAACGTCATCCTGTTACCCATCAGCAGTGAGCCCATCTTGTTGATGACGCCAGGTTCATTCTGCGTGCAAAGCGTACCAATGACAAGTCCACCTAGTGTGATGTCTGCTTGCACTACAGGCTCGATAGCGTCAGCCAAAGTCTGCGCTGCATGCAAGTTCACCTGCACATCTTGGATCTTGCCATAGTATACGTACACGTACGTTTCGAATACGTTCTTCGTGGCTAGAGATGCACCTTCGTAGTCACGTGTCTTGTTCCCAGGCGAGACACAAACAGCTGGCGTCTTGTCAAGTATCGTCTGGTCACCATAGTACATGACCTGAACGCCGAGCGGGATGACCTGCGCCTGGATGATATTGAAGATGGCACTGGCGACAACTTCTGCACTGGCAGTGTTAGGCATAACTTAGCCCTCACCGTCCCGTGCACGATCTTGTAACCTGCCAGCCTTGCATCGACACGCTCCTGCAACCAGTCCGCAAAAATCTCCTGCACCTTGTCAATGTCCTGATTCTGGAACATGGCAAATGGACGTGCTGGAATAGACACCTTGGCTGCACCGCCAGCTGCCTTCAGTTCCGAAGGCGACAAGAACAAGCTGCCTTCCTTCGCAGGTGTAACACTAGCTGCCGACATACCAAAGCCTGCCTGGTGAAGCGCACCATACCAGATCTTGTCTGGCAGACTCAGGATTGCAGCCTGCGTTTGTGTCACGGTCCAGATATTGTACTGCTGCATCGTCTTCCACAGGAGCCCCGACCTGCGAAGCATGTCCTCAGGACCGAACTTGCTCTTGGGGTCTCTCGCCTTCATGTCGGCAGTGTCACTAGCGTAGGGTGCCCAGCCCTCGGGACGCCCGTTGGAAATGAAGTTCTGGCCGATCGACGGAGCGATGACACGTTGGATCGACCGCTTGAGTGGCTCCCGGAAGGAACGAATGTCAACATCGAGCTTGTTGAACTGCTTAGCGGACATGGCTAGCGAGGGCGTAAACGAGTAGCCCAAGTTGACCATGTTGTCGAACCTGATGCCGCCCCTCATAGATGCTGGCATCAGAACACCTTACTCATTCCGAACTTAGCCGGCCCCAACGACAAGTCGTTGCAATCGGTATTGGCACGGAGTGCGTCCCTCGTCGAGCTTGCGTCTGTGGGATAGAACGTCACTCCAGCGTTCGGTATTGTAACTACATCGGCTAGCTCGACTGCACCTCGAATCACGTCAGCTAGCAGCGTTGATGCCCAGTTCCTAAGGGTTGCTCCGTAAGATGTCTGGCTCTCATCGGTGACGACCTCTGCGAAGGCACGATCATAGAACCAGCCCGCGTAATACATGGCAATGATTTGCTGTACGACTGCAGGTGTGGTAGTAGTGTCGACCCAAGTCGCTACTACTGACTGTGTGAAGGTCTGTGCTAGCCTGCCTAGGACCTCGCTGGAGATCTGACCTTCCAAGACAGGATCGACAGCGGAGATGGTAGCCTTCGTGGGTTCCAACCACGTTTGTACCATGCTAGCTGTGATATGCAGTGTCACGAAGGCTACCTCCTCCCGCTACTTGTTGTCGTCAGACTTGGTAGCTGGCGCCTTGGGGACAGAAGGCTTCCTGTCCTCTTCGGCCTGAGCCTCTTCCTCGGCCTGAGCGACGTCGCTGAGATGGTCGCCAGGAGCAGGACTGACACCGCGGCCCGTGTAGAGCGCTAGCGCCTCGCGGAGGCGCCTGTTCTCCGTGACGAGCGGGTCCTCGTTGGCCTCGTCGACCTCCTCCGGCTCGAGAGCCGCGGCGAGCACTTCGGGATCGTTCGGCCCGCCCTTGCGGACGACGTTGCCGTGTACGAGGTGATAGTTCCAGTCCTCGGGCTCGAACATGTCGGGGTTGACGTCGCCGCCTACCTCGATCAGGCCCTCGCCTTCCTCCGCATTCTTGGTCCGGAGACCGTTGGTGTACGCGACATGCTGGATTGCCATAGTTTCCTCCTCCCTAGGTGATCGCGGCAGACACGGCAGTGGTGAACAGGAAGCCGCAGATGGACTTGTTGTTGGTGTCGAGCCCGATCAGCTCGAGGTCGTACCGCTGACGGAGACGGACGACGTCGGAAGCTCGACGCTCTTCCCGCCACCTGTCGACGATGCTCCCTGTGAGGTTGCTCGACCTGGAGGTGTCGCCGCTGGTCGGGTTGAGGTTCCCACCCGGACCGTTGTCGATCCCTTCGCCTGAGAACGCGCCAGAGCCGAAGCCGAGGCCGCCTCCCCCGCCGCCGCTGTAACCCTGCGTGAACTGGTACCCGTAGGCAGGCACCTTGAGGCCGGGCCGCGGCGGGTTGTACGCCAGCAGCACTTCCTTGTTCCAGAGGTACGACAGCGCCAGCGTCTGGCCGGGGTTGTTAGTCGCGATGCCGAAGCCCGGCACGACGACGTTGCTCAGCGACAAGAGCGACGCGACCAGGTCGGGCGTCAGGATGGCACGCTCGACGTACTGGATGCGAGTGATGAAGTCCTGGTTGTCCTCGAGAGCGGACATCACCAGGTAGGGGATGATGGCGAGGTTGGCGTTCAGGAACGAGGTCCTGTGGAGCGCCCGCATCGCGATCCTGATGTCCTTGACAGGCTGCGAGTTGACCAGGTCCCACTGGATGGAGGCAGGAAACTGTCCCGTGCCTGACACGGTTCCAGGAAGTGCCTGCGTGAGCGCGGAGGGGTAGTTCGCCGCAGTCGTGACCAGGTTGTAGATCCGGTACTCCTTGCCGAGAGCCACCCTGCTGGCCAGCATCTCGGCGCCGTCGACGTCGGGCGACAGCGGACTGTCCGCGTTCTCCCTCTCCTCGTCGGTGACCGCGATCTGGAGCGCGTGCTCCTGGCAGTAGTAGCTTCCGGTCGAAACCGTGAGGCCGGGAATCTCGTTGGCCTCGGAACCGGGAGCTCTGGCGTCGTCGAGTGCCGGGTACCAGCCCTCGCGACCCTGGAAGATGTAGTACTTGTTGGACTGCTTGTTGACCGGGACCGACGGAAAGAGGACCTGTCCGACCAGCCCTTCGTTCGGCCACGCCACGCTGATCTGCGTGAGCACAACGTCGATGTGGACGTTGCCGGATCCTGACGGTGCGTAGATGGGCATTGACTTCCTCCTTCCTAGCTGGCGTAGACGACGTGGCCGGGCAGCAGCTCGATGTCGATCAGGTCACCAGCCGTGACGGCCTGACCAATCGAGTTACCGCCGACGCCGATGATCTTGCCGACGACGTACAGCCCTGCGCCCAGGTTGGCCGCGAGAGCATCGACAGCTCCTGCGACAGTCGCCGACGGTACGACGAACTTGCCGATGGCGATGTTGGTAGTGACTCCGACGATCACCTTGGTGTTGCCCGAGAGCGCCACTCCGACGAACGCCTTGCCCGTTGCCGTCTTGACAGCGTCGAGCGGTTCCTGAACGACACCGAGCACGGGCGAAGTGTCGGCTGCCGTCATGACCGCGCACTGGGCCGGCTGCAGCGTCGACTCGGCGACCTGCTTGACGACCTGGAACTGCTTGTAGGCGACAGCTCCGCCGGTGGCCAGGAAGGCCTTGGTGAGAAGGTGGTCCATACCCGGCATGGGTTACGCCTCCCTTCCGGAGTAGCTGCCCTCGCGGTAGGCGAGGTACAGGTCGGGGTTGGCGGTGCAGACCATGCGGATCGCGTCCGTCACGGCCAGCTCCTTGCCTGTCTCCGACAGGTACTTGGTTCGCGTCGCACTGACGGCCTTCATCAGTTCGGCCTGGGCCGACACTTCGGTACCGTGACCACCCATGCGACCGCGCTCGCCGAGCTCGACGAAGCCGACCTTGGCGAACTGCTCGACGGCGTCGACGAACTTCTTGGCCATCGCGGATGGCTCGGCGAGGGTCGTACCCTCGGCGATAGCGTTGACGACCGACGGCGGGAGGACGAACTGCCTGCCCCCCTGGTTGGCGACGATGCCTGCGAGCCTGTCGCGGGTCTCGGCCAGCTGCCGACCCGACTCAGCGGCGGCGAGCTTCTTCTCCATCTCGGCGAACTGCTTGGCCAGCGGCGACTCGGCGAGAGCCTTGGTGATGACCTCGGACAGTGCGGCTCCGGCGAGCACAGGCTCGGGAGTCGGCGTGGGCGCCGGTACGGGCGGAACAGGTGGGTCAGATGGCGGAGTGGGCGCCGGCGGTCCGGCCGTCAGCTCCGCAATCTTCGCCTTGACCTGATCGTCCGTGGCGTCCTTTCCGAGACCCAGCAGCAGTCGAATCTGCTCAGGGTCCATCTGACCTCCTTGTGGTGTTGGATCTGTGATCTCCGACAGGTTGACCGGAAGAAGGTTCTTCAGGAATGGCCTGTTGGTCAGTGCACCGCCGAACAGGACGTCAGTGTGCTTGATTCCCGCACCGTCGGTCCACTCGTCGTCGAACTCGGGACTGAAGTACCTGTACTCCCGATTCCGGAGGGCCTCAGCGGCTGGGCTCGTCCAGTCGACCTGAAGGTAGAGTCCGTCGGCGCGCACGTCAGCGTCCCGGACCCACCCAGCAGCCTTGCCGGTCTGGTCCTTGTGATCGTAGTCGATGTCGAGGTCGATACCCCGCACCTTCGTCTTTACGCTGTCGGCGAAACGCTGGATCCTGTCAGCCGTGAAGTCCATCGGACCGTACACGGGGTGTTCGAACTTGCCGACAGGGAGTGCGTGAACCCACGACTGCTCGTCGAACTGGTGGTTCGCCAGATCGACCCAGTACCCGTAGCGACTCACTTGCCTCTCCCACCCTTCTTGCCGCCCATCTTGCCCCTGGTCTTGGGCATAGCGACCTTCTTCAGGTTGGGATTGGCCTTTTTGGCCGCGGGGCTGGCCTTACGAGAGGCCGCAGCTACTATCGCCGCCCCCGCCCTCGGTCCCTTGCCGGAGGACTTACCGGCAGCAGCAGCGGCAGCGGGAAAGCCCATCCCCTTCTTGGCTGGCACCTTCTTGGTGGCAGGCTTCTTGGCTGCCGGCTTCCTAGGTGGCACTTGCTTCCTACCTCCGCTCATGACCTTGTCGACGTGTACGTTGCCTGACCCACTAGGGGCGTAAACGGACATCTAGACTCCTATTCTCTTCATTATATCGGGAAACCTTAAGATACCACTAGGGCTCAGGGTTTCATTGTTACAGTAGAGTAATAGACACCTTCCCATACATAGCCGTGTTCTGTAGTCCTGCTGCAACGACGTCGAGGCGCCAAAACGTGACTCCAGCAGACGCCAAGTCGGCACGAGGAATGGTAATCGTTGCCAAACCACCTACGGCGTTCGTGACGACAATGCCACCGCTAGACGAAGTCAGCGTAACCGTTGATGGATCGGTATCGAGAACACCTGCGGCGGTCTTGAACAGAGCCTGTAGTGTCTTGCCCGTGAGGTCCTGCGCGACACCGTTGTTCAAGACAGCAACGGCTAGAGTCTCGTCGTTGAACTCGCCGAGAATGATATCTACTTCTTGCATGGTCCACTCCTCTAGTGACCCGCTGGTAACAGGAAGAACGGAAACTGTCCCTCCCAAGAGATTGGCATCTGCGACCGAACCAGACAAGTGGTTGGTATCTGTAACGGTGCCACCACGCAAGTTACCTATGACCGTGCCACTAAGCAGGTTGCCTACGACTGTGCCACCACGTAGGTTACCTGTGACCGTACCACCTAGTAGGTTGGTCTCGGTAATAGTACCTGACAGATGCTGCGGCGTACGGGGTGGTGTCCCGGTAGTCAGATTGCCTGAAGTCAAAGACGTACTAGTAGCTGTGCCAGACAACGTCAGAAGCAGTGACAGGCTACCATTAGCATGGCTTACAGTCGCAGCTGTACCAGCCAGTGGTACCAGACCATGTATGGTTAGGCTTCCCGTCCCCCCACTCAGGGTTGACGAAATTCCAGCCACAGGAGCGGTGATAGTGAAGGAACCGTTAGCCGCGCTAGTCGTTACGGATGTGCCCGAGATTGTGAGAGGGAAGGAACCTGTAGCTGTAGAGACACTTGTAGCTGTACCGGCTAGTGTGAGGATGAGTGCCAAGATGCCGCTAGCTATGCTGACGTTAGCTGCAGTGCCTCTAATGGCTGCAAGCAACGTTGTTGTAGCTGAAGTGACACTTGTATTAGAAGCCGTACCAGCTAGGCCCATTGTCAGCGACAGAGTACCCGACGCCACGCTTGTGTTTGTACTAGTACCACCTACGGGTGTGACTACGGCCAACGTGCCAGAAGCATGTGAAGTGGTTGCAGCTGTACCTGCTAGCGTCTGGGGTGTAAACGAACCTGACGCGTGAGAGGTAGTTGATGCAGTTCCTGCTGCGGGTGATACAAGGTTAAGACTGCCAGAGCCTGTACTGGTATTGGAAGCTGTACCAGCTATAGCCCAAGTCGTCGAACTGGCACCGGAAGTGATGTCGCCATTGGCTGCTTGCAAGCCTGATACAGGTGCAAGCTTGAACGCGCCTAGTATAGTAGCCCAAGCGCTAGAACCGCTGACACCCGTTATCGCAGACGAGGCTGTCTCTGCTCCTCCAGTCGAAAGACCTGACGAGGGCACGCAGTTGAACACGAAGCTAGTATTGACTGCATGAGCGTCACGTGTATACGTTGTGGAGCCTGTCGGTGCCGCCCACGTGAGGGTACTGACCTCGTTGTCACCACCAAGCGCAAAGAGGAGCTCCCCTGACGCAGTAGAGCTATATGCACCGCAACTTACACTACCGTTGCTGCTAATCGCGCCAGTGTTCGTCGCAGGCGTACCATCAAGCATCGCAGTCGTATTACCTGCTAGCAAGCCTGCGACTTCCTGAATGACAAGACCAAGCGACTGGTTACCACCTGTCATCGTAGGCGTGATAGTCGGCTTGGTACCTACATCGCCTGCAGGCGTGTCCATTGCCCACATGCTCAACTCACCACTGCCTGCTGACCCATTCAGGAATGCTGACGCGAGCTTGGTCATGGAGTTGAGAGAGGCATCCTTCATCGCCGTGACCTCGGGGTTGCTGCCTCCCCCGCAAGTGATATAGGCAATCAACTTGGTGCCAGATTGTACGTTGGCCGTGCTATATGCTAGTGCACCTGATCCAGGGTCAGGGTCGGTACTGTTCGACTGAAGGATTGACCATCCTGCAACCCCAGGAGAGTTCGAAGCTGTACCTGCAAGACCTAGAGGAGGAACGGATGAATCGAGCTCGACGACGACGCTGGCGAACGTACTAGCTGACGTGCTGCCCCACGTCTGAGTCGTTCCTGTCTCGCCCGAACTCCGGGACATGGTCTCCATGCCCGTAGTAGGTGTGGAGTAACCTAGGTCAGTAGCCTCAGTCCAACTTGTACGAGGAGTCAATGTGGCAGGGCTAGTACCATTACAAACGCAGCCGATGCATGGATTGCCAGTCAAAGCAGCTACGCCAAAAACAGGTGCAGGCGTAGTACCAGATGTCCCCGACGATTGTCCTGCTGACTGCCTAACTGCGTCCGATCCAACGCGAGCCATTCCAGAGATGCGAAACACATCCAGGCCGCCACCAGTAGAGCTAGCCTGAGCCGCTGTGAAGACAGTAGAGGTAGCAGAGCCAACTAGTGCATTACGTACCCAGACACTAAGATCACCAGCAGTAGAAAACCCAGTAAAGCTCGCTCCGATCTTGGTATATGTGCCGTTACCATCGGAGTTGTTGTCTGTGACGTTAGTCGTCCCACCAGAGCGCGTACAGGGAGCAACGACTACAATCAAGTCGTTCACCGCAGGAGTACCAGTGAACGTCTTGTTGCCTGCAGTCGTGGTCCAGATCCCAGTACCTGCGTGGGTGACTGTAGTCACTAGACCACCTTAGCTGCCTATGTGACCAAGAAGGATCAGGTCCTTAGGACGCAACAGCGCTTCGGTTGAGACGCCGCGCTCTATGCAGTCGCTACAAGCACCGTAGCCACGTGCGATCAGATTAGCGTGGCTAGGACATAGTCTCACTTCACGACTGTGTCCATTCCGACAGTAGCGCTCCCAAAGGGAAGATGGCGTAGCACCGCATACCATTGTGTGAGCGCCCGTACCCTTTGCCTGACAAGGGTACTCACGTGCCTCGTTGGTAGACGAGCCAGCACCGAACTGAAGCTGATGCACAGCCATGTCACACCTGCGCGGTGAATGCGGAAGCCGCTGCCTGGATCGAGTCGCCGGAGATCGGGGTACGAGGTGTGGTCACGAGGAAGGCACAGATCAGTTTCGCAGTGGTACCCGAGCCTGCGCCGGTGTTGTCCGTGACCATGCCCCAGTTGATTGTCGTACCAGGAGAAGACGAGGTAGGACCAAACGTGATCGTCGACGTGTTGGAGATGACCGATGGACTAGCAACCGTAGGCGTAGTAGGACCGAAGGACTGACGTGCGTAGCCCGTCGCGCCGTACTCGGCAGCAGACGCCATAGTGGTCCAGGTGTTGTCCACCGAGCCAGAAGTAGCGTTGGTCAGAAGCGCCAAGAACGAGGAGCTCGTCGCAGGACCCTGCGTCTTCCTGAAGACTTGTGCCAGAGCCTCTTGCTCGGCGAAGGTCATCAACTGACCTGCGGAGATGGTACTCATTCGGGATCAGCCACCTCTGCGAAGTGGTTAACGAAGAAGTCAGGATCGATCGAGGTGATGCGCTCGGTGCCATGGCTGTCAACCCATTGCACTCTGTGTAGGTCGCGCTCCTTGTCATGCTCCAGAAGCTCGACGCGCGTACCGGAAGGCATGTCGAGGTCTGCCATCGTCATCTCGCTCGCGTGGGGAGTAGCGTGACCATCTACCCCTTGCCACGCAGCGGAGCGCTGATCGAGAGCAGGATGCCCTTCCTCGACGTGATGTTCACCGAACCCCTTACCTTCGGGGTGGTCGTACGTATAGTACACTACTGTCCTCTCCTTCCGGATGTGCCCGAACCATCGCCGCTGCCAGTCGAGGGCTTGACGGTCGGATTGGCTGTCTGCCTCGGTGTACCAGGCTTGTCGGGACCTTGCTGCTGACCACTAGCTGCTGGTTGCTGATTGGCCATCTGCTGGAGTTGCTCCATGGTGATCGTACCATCCTTGAGCGCCTGTATTAGGTCCTCTGGCGAACCAGGCATCTCGATCGGTGGCCCAGGAGCATCCTGCCTGTTGAATTGCGTGGCGACAAGTCTGCTGGTCGCTGGGTCTGCCTGAGGTAGGCCTAGTTCCTCACGCAGGTAGTTCTCGAGTGGCTCGTCAGGTGTGATCGCTCCAGCGCCGATGTAGTTCCGGATTGTGAAGGACTCGGTCCTCCAGTCCTCCTGCTCGCCGATCCGCTTCACGACTAGCTTGGGGTACCTCGCACCTAGCCAGTTCATGTCTACCAGCTGAGGTATTGCATACTTATTAATCGCGTCGACCACGATGTCGGCTGTGAACCTCGTCGCCTTCAGGAACAGGGTGTGAGACTGTTCATCACTCCCTGTCGTAGTCGAGGACATGAACTGGCCGAGGATCTGCTTCTCGATCTGCTTGTCGTGATGCTCGATGCTGGTAATGCAGTTGACAGGCTGACCCTTGAGCTCGGCGAAGCTAAGCAACCAGTTCGGCGGTAGGACTACATGCGCCCGATCGTTTGTGCGTAGATTGCGACCAAGAGCATCGGCAAGCTGCAGATCGTTGTCGTCGTATCCCATTGGCAACGTGACGACAGGTACACCAATACCATGACGTTCCTTCTGGATTGCGTCGATCTTGTACAGATTGTCCTTGTAGTACCAGTGCTTGTATGCGCTTCTGAGGAGGCTGATGCCCTCGATGTTGCCAGCTTCCTTGTCGAACGAGAGGACAACCAGCTTGTTGATCGGAATGTTCACGATCTGAGTGAAGCTCTGTCCTACAGCGCCCTCGAAGGAACGCGTATCAGCTGGAGGCTCCCACATGTCAACCGACAAGGGTCCGCCGTTAATGTCGAAGAACCACTCCCTGACATCCATCGGGTGCCTAGGAGCGAACTTCTTCCAGACAATCAGGCCTCGAGCGTCCGGGTCGTTGGTGAGCTGCTCTCCTGGACAGAAGACATTCTCGAACATGTAGTAGCCGAAGTCCAGCATCAGCAGGCCCTCGGTGAGCGTCTGCGGCCAAGAAGTGGTAGGCCAGTCAGTCAAAGCCTTCCATATCTTGTCGCGGATCATGACATCCTTAGTAGACGTTGAGGCTGGTTTCATAGACCACTGCCCCGCCAGCACTGGCGTCTTAGCCAGCCTCAACGTCCCCCTTACGGTCCCGTCCGACTTCCGCATACGGTCGTATACCTTGAGGCCCTTGATACCCTCAAGGTCACGATTGTACTCCCGCCGCATCCAGGAGGTGAACGGCGAGGGAGACGCAGAACCCAGTTCCGCACCGAGACCTTCAGGCCCGACCCCCCTACCCTGTGCCATATCGACACGATTGTGAACCCTAACTGCACCTGTGTTCTGTCCAAACCCCAAGACTTGGTCCGGAGGCGGAGGGAAGCCCAACCCCGAACCATCGACCTCAGGCGGCCTACCCCTTCTTGCCAGCCCGGAAACCTGCTGCCGAAGCGGAGCAGTCATCTGCATTGCACGTTCCGACATCATTTGGGAGTGCTCTTGCGGCGTCATACGCGTGACTGGAGTGCCTTGGAGCTGTTCTGCTGCGCCACCCTCCGGCGCCATGACAATGAATTCCCTGCCAGGCTCGCGACTGACCGCTACAGGCTGCAGGCCTTGGTTGAGCATCTCCTGCAACGAGACACGTGGGAGTTCGTCCATGTTCACTAGAAGCTATCTCCCATCGTAAAGATTCCACCAGAACCTTGGCCCGCTAGGATCTGAGCGAAGCTTGTTTCCGTGTCCAATGCCCTCTTGTCGGCCTTCTGCCTAGGCGTAACTTCCACAGGGGCGCTGTTAACCATTCCGGTTCTGAGGTGCATATTCCTTGCGCCCATTTTGAATAGGCATAGGAGAGCATATCTCATTGCATCGATGGTATGGTCCTCAACCCTGTTGCCCAGTTCCGGTACATTGCGTCCCTTTACCGGCTCTGTGGAGCGGTAGTTGTTCATCTCCTTGATGTGTTCCTTGCATTCCCACGCAACGTGGTAGCGAGGTGCCTCGATGGGAGCGCCCCACTTGTCCTCTGCTATCTTGACGTTGCGCATGAAACTCGACATCAAGTCGATGCCATCACGCCATGTATAGTCGCCCTTCAGTTCCTTTGGCGCCCAACACATGACGTGCATGCTGTGCTTTCTAAACTCTTCCGACACCTGTACAGCCGCTTCTGGGTCCGCGGGGTCCCCAAAAGCCAAGTCGATGTGATACCCAGCTGGCTGGTCCCTACGCATCATGAGACGAATATGGTCGGGTATCGTCTTGTACTTCTTGTAATGCGTTCGCCAAACGTAAATCTCATCGCTTGGGCTGATTTGGAACTCGACAGCGGCCAGAGGGTTCGTGAAGCCCCAGTCGAACGCAATGTAGTTCGGCCAGCCGGGAATGAACTTGTAGTCTTCCGTCATCACGTGACGGGTCTCATCCCACTCCGGGAAAATCTTCCCTACGAAGCTGGCGAAGTCTGCACCAATCTCCTGCAGGAACCACTCAGGCTCGGTGGTTTCCTCTAGCAAAAGGATTTCTTCATCCTGCCGTCCGCCAGGGTAAACGGCGTCATTTGCCCAACTTGGGAACTTCCAGGACTCGAAGATACCCCTCTTTAGGTACCTCTCCTGACGCCCAAGCTGCCAGAGGTCATGTAGCCAGTTGAAACCTTCAGGCGTCGTCGGGAAGTCAGCGGAACCCCTACGGTCAGCAAGCGCAGGTCGTACGTAGCGTTCCCATGTCTCACGCTTGTGCTTAGCAGCTTCGGACATGATGACGTGGTCCAGGGCTTCCCCCACGAGGTACTCTGGATGTTCGGCGCTGCGACATTCCACTCGCGTCCCCCAGGGAAACTGAATGAACATGTCACCCGCACGCTTCGAATAGGCTCTACGTACCCTCTTATCCTTGCCAAGGCCTTGGTTGACAATGAGGTCATTCCATATGACACGAAACTCTTTCTCGGCAAGGTCGTACGTTGGTCCGACAATCCAGATCATCTGATTCGGCCGCATAATATGCCTAGGCGTGGCATCACGTGCGGCCATTGTGCTCTTACCGAAACGCCTCCCGCAGCACGGAACACGGAATCTGGCACCACTTTCGTGGTACAGCCGCTGCATAGCATGCGGCGTGTACCCGACCTTAGCCCAGAACGCCTCGGTGAGTTTGTCCACTACGCGTCGCCCATTACGGCACCCACATCGCTAGAGCAATACTGATGACGGCAGCAGCGGGAACCCAAGCCGGAATGGAGAACCCCGCGGCTATAAACGTCAAAATCCACAGGAGCGCGAAGACAAGCGCTGCGACGCAGAGGACCCAGTGGAATAGGGAGTACCCTCGCCATTCCGGGTAGGATCGAGGGGCTGAGGCTTGTGGGGCCGGTCGTTGTGTCATGGCTTACTTCCTCCGTTGGCTAGCGCCTCAATGCCGGCTAGGAACTCGTTCAGCGCGTTCTCCTGGTCGTCCTTGCCAACAGGCCCCAAGACACGGTCGACGACATAAGTGGCAGCCCGAAGCTTGGTGTTGTCGTTCCCAGCATTGTGCACCAAGTCAATAATCGCAGCCGCCGCAAAAGGCGCGTTCTCGTCGAACAGCCGCTTCGTACGCTGGCCAGCCGTTTCGCCGTCGCCTCCGAAGAGGTCCTCAAGTTCCTTATCAGCCATACTCACCATTATATCGGGAAACACATTGGCATAACAAGGGAGCAGCAACACATTGTGTTCCTCGCAGAAAACACATCCTTCCCCTTTTACGAGCCGTTGCTTGTTACTGTAACACATGAAAGGGTAGCGGCAAATTCGAAGACCCTCGGGTCTTGTAGAATCGCGAGTAAAGAATTATAATATAGTTATAAGAAAAAAAAAATCAACAACAACAACAGATACTTGACAATCAAATACATTACTACTGAGAGAAGAGTAATACATTGCTCGAATCAGTTCGTAATCAATACGAAACAACTGAGCGTCGTAACAAT